TCCTCTTCGTTTTGTACGTCTAAGACGCTTGATAAGATCTCTCTTCCTTGCACGAAAGAGTGCTGTAAGAATGATAGAGAACTTATATAACTAGAATTTTCCATTTTTTTTAACTTTTAATTTATTTAACGAATGATTTTAACATCTGAGTCCCCTCTACTCAATGCTCCTATTAGTCCTTCTAATGGACTGCTAGGTGCTTTATACCCCTGTGATGCCTTAGTTGGTTTAGATGGGTTCTTTAAATCTTTAACAACCTTCTCTTGACCTAACTCCTGCCCATGAGATATTAGGGATGAGTCATAAACATCAGGATCTGTAGCATATGCCAAAACTCTATACCATTTAGAAAAATCAATATTACCATCGCCATCTTTGAATAACTCAAAGAATTTATTATTGTCTTTTGTCATCTCCTCTAATTTCTTAGGATCATCAACTTCATAAGAAAATTTTTCACCATTGTGTTCAACTAAGATACGCTTGCTCTCAAGAATATCTTTAGTGTTCTCATTGGATGCAACAGTTTTAAACCACTCTTCATTTATAGCGTTTTGATCTACTTCAGTTTCTTCTGTTTTAGCAGGTGCTGTGAAATTCTTTTGTTCGTCAACATAAGTTTTTCTTAATTTACTAGCATCTGCTTTAAGTAGTTCTTTTCCAAGTTCTACTTCCTCTTCGTCAAACTTGTCCTCGTCTAAAGAATATTTGTTTACTATGTCTCTTTGATACAATCTTTCAATTGCCTTCTCAGAAAGTGTAGGATGCTCTGCAATCAAATTACGTCTCATAATTTGTTCGTCACTCATCTCCTCATAGTTAACAGATGTCGCCTCTAGATAGGGTGTAAGACTTCCGTTCTTATTATAATACTCGACTGCACTCTTAATGTAGTCGTCTTTAAATTGAGTTCCTTTCGAATCTCTCATTCGTTTATAGTCCTCAAAAAAATCTTCTAAAGTTTCGGCTCTACCTTCGCTTAATTCTTTAGAAATGCTGTCTAATTGATTGAACAACTCATCTGGTTTTCCAATCTTTTCTTCCTCTCCTTCTTCAGTTTTCTCTTCTACTGCCTCTTCAGAGTCTGGAATTATTTCTTCTGCAACCTCTTCTTCTGCTACAGGTTCTTCTTTAGTTTCTTCTACCTTTGTTTCTTCTTCAGGAGTATCTGTTACTTCTGTTTCAGTTTCAGGTTTTTCTTCTGTTGGTTTCTCAAGAACAATGTCTTGAGCCTCACCACTTTCATCTACCACTTTAAGTTCAGATAGATCAAAGTTTTCTTCAATTTGTTCTGCCATAATTTATTTGTTGTTTATTATTTTTTACAATTCTGTTCCAGGTTGATCTATAACTTTCATACCCATTTCTTTTGTAGGTAAGTTGTTTATAGCGTTTTGTTCTAGTTTTGATGCTTGTCTAATTTCTTCTATTTCTAGTTCGTATTTATATTTTTCTTTCTGCAACTGTGATGCCAATTGATTTTTTAATTTCTCCATTTCCATCTCCATCTGTGCACTCATTTGCAGAGTTTGTTGTTTTGATTGTTCTGCTGCTTGTGCAGATTGTTGCTGTATTTTACCATTCATCTCTTGTTGACGAATTGCTTTTTGCTCTGCCTCTTCTCTCTTCTTTTTAATTCTATATGCTAAAACTTGCTGTGCTTGTTTTAGATTAGTTATTTGTTCTATATAAACAGCATCTTCAAAATCAACTTGACCTTGTGCAACACTAGCCTGTAGTATTTGCATAAGTCTTTGTTTTTGTTCCTCAGTAGGTCTGTCTTCAATTTTAACACCAAACTCATGTTTTCCTACAGAGGGTGACATTTTGAAAAACTTCATACTTTTATTTCCGAGTGATCTTATATAACCCTCTATTGGATTAATTTTAACACTATCTTGCAGTCTTACAATACATGAGGCTGCCAATTGTTCAAGAAGATATCTTTCTCCTTGTTCGATGTGTGCAAGTGCGTTGTTAGTTGCTTGTGCTGCTAACTTAGCAGTTGTGGTTAAAGATCTTGCATCAGGAGTTGAACCATCAGTAAACTCATTTAGTCCTGTTATCTGACGTATCATTTCTATATTATTCTGAATAACAGTATAATACGATACAGCATCTCTACCTAATCCATTTTCTAATTCTTCAATAGGTCTATAGTTTGTTGGCTTTCCACCAATATCGTTTCTTCTATATACCAATGTTCCTGTTTTGTTAAACAAGTCAATAACATCTGTAGGTTTCATTTGATTTCCTCCAGAACCTAAAGGAATATCTTCTAATGCACCTAGTTCAATCATAATACCTTTTGGTCTTGCTTGATTGATTGTATTCTGTAGTCTATACCATGATATTTGTATCTGGTCTGCAATTGGAATTAATTGCTCCATAATACCCAAGGGTTTCATGTTATGAAAGTCTGGTGCAAACAAATGGAAAGACAAATCTGTATCCATTAGTTTAGACTTAACTCTTTTCATGTTGTTACACAACCCATAATCAAAACAGTAAGGTGAGTCTATAACCCACTTAATTTTATAAACTGTTTTATATGATGATCTAGTAAACTTGTTTTTCTTTTTAGCCTTGTAATTGTATGAGGCTCTACCAAATCTTTTATTTCCTCTTTTGTCTACTCTAGTTTCATGAACCATTTCATCAACAGAGAAAAACTCAAGATCTAATACCATGACCTTTCTGTCGTCATAGTTTTTGTAATATTTTTTATTAGAAGGAAACATTTTTGTATCTCCCTGTCTTCCAGAATATCTTTCTGCTATATCCTGATATTCTTTTTCATTTAACTGATTTCCTGCTAATTGTTTCAAATCAGTAATACTCATAGTTTGAACTTCACCGATATGAATTTTATCACTAAAGTCTCTTTTATTACAATGAGATATTAAAAGTTTTTGAGGATCTATAACCCTAACCTTTACAGCACCATTGCTATCTATATATTCTTTATATCCTGCTACACCATAATCAAACAAGTATTCCATAACTTGTTTTCTTTTTTCATCCATACCATTAGTATGAAATACAAGGTCAATGCCTTGTTCCATTTCAATGGCTGCATTATGCTTGTAGGTATAAGCCATATGCATTTCTAATTCTTCATCATCAACTGGCTCGCCCTTCTTATGTTTTAGTGCTGAAAACTCTTCCATTCCTGGAATAGACTTAGCAACATTGTTTCTAAGATCCATTTTTGCTTTGGTCTTAGCATAATAGTCTTCAGTTTCTGATTGTGCAATAGCATCAATTGGACTTACAGTAATATTGTATTCTGTTTTATTTAACTTCCCTAATGCTATTCTTCTAAATTTTGGAACGATAGGCAACACACTCCAATCTATTGCAAACCAAGATTCATTATCTGTCTCGTCTACATTTAATAAACTCTTGTATTTATTTACAGATTGATTTCCTTGTGCGTAATCTTTTATCCTAGGATAAGATCCTCTATTGTTATGGAACGATTGAGTGCCATGATTACTATAGTCAGACCATGCTGCTTTTGCGTATGACAAACACCAGTCTTTGCCCTTTTCTCGAGGATCAACTATATGATCTGGATAGTTTGCTTTGGTTTCCGATTTTATCATCCTACCTTATGTCTTTTAAATATATTTTTTGCCTCAACTAAATTATTTTTTGCAAATTGATTTTTTAACAGAATATGTTTGTCTGCGATGAGAGTATAACCTGCTGCCATTGCTGCATCGAACTTTGTTGTTTTACTAATATCAAATTCTAACCAATCTTTTAATAATTCAGAAAAGCACACATTATCTACATGATTTTCAATATAGTCTTCAGTCACTTCTGCTATTTGCTGATGCGTTCTAACAGATCCACTTAATCCAGGCTTCATACTTCCAGGTAAGTACATTAAGAAGGCAGTATATCCTCTGTCTTCAAAATAACTTTTTATACCTACTTTATTATCCTCAAATAATAATTCACAAGAATAATAGTGACAACACTTCAAAACATCTTCATAAAATTGTCGTGCTGTACTTGGTCGGTAAATATATTCAACTATAAATGAACTATCATAAGAATTTGATACTGAGTTGTGTTTCTTATAAACGTAGAATGCTCCGTTAGACCTTCTATTATCTACTGTGCTATCATGGTCATATGGATCACACCCCATAACAAACTCGTTTTTTCTTGTTGGCAAATAGTTTTTTCCACGCTTAATTACCCTATTAGCATCATCATTATTATCAAATAAATATGCTACTTTAAATCTTCCATTAGACATAGGTTTAAATTCTACATGGCCAGTTTCTCTATCACCAACCCATTCAAAATTACCAACAGTATATATGTTGTCATTCCAAGATATTCTATCTAGTTGGTTATTTATCTTCATTGCATTAAATAAGGATCTTTCGCCATCTATCCTAAAAGCCTCTTCAATAGTAAACGGATTCCTTCGTATAATGCTCGACAAAGCACGATCATCGTTAACAAGATTTGCCCGTTCAGCCAAATAATATTCCTTAGCACGATCTTCATCAGCGTAACCATAGTCATCAAAGTAAAGGGTTTTGTAAGAGGGAGTGAAAAATCTGAATAGACCACTGGCAGTTCTACCTTGAGCATTTCTATTTTCTTGGTCACTATTGTCCCATAATCTTTTAAAAGACTCACCACCTGATTCCATCTCCTCAACTGTGGTTGTATAAAGTAATTTTCCAATATACTCACCATCCAATTCCGAACAGAATCGAACAACATTGTGCCTTTCCCAGACATCCACTTCCATTGTTTTACCAACCTCGTCACCAAGGTATCTATGTAATTTTGTACCATCATATGCATATTTATCTGAACTCTTCCAGTCTATCTGGCTTTCAAGTTCTGGTTTACCTAAATCTTCGAGAGACTTTCTCCCACGCTTAGTTGTTCTATAAAATCTTAACTCTGAGGTTGGTGTAACTCCTTTAGACTGATCATATACAGGTCTAAAAAAATCAGGTAGTTTTTTAAATGGACTAACAATTGATTTTTGAAACACATTGTTTTTAGCATCGCCTGCTGTCTTAGATTGTATACCTCCGTTTTTATTTTTTGATCTAGATATTAGGTCAAACATAAATACACCTGCTCTAACAGTTTTTCCTTGTCTACGTTTAGTTAACTCAATCATTCCTAAACAATTAGGATTGTCAACACACGCTTGTAAGAAATAAAAATATTCTTGATCTACTTTTCTAAATCTTGGATAACCTATATCTATTTTCCACCAGTTCAAAAACAAATAATGCATACCAGTTATATATTCTGCTTTGCCATTATTCATAAACCATACACCATTCAATCTTCTATCCCATTCTTGAGATCTAAAATTTTCTAGTTCTACGTCAAAATAATCTTTATCCTCTTCTTGTTTAGCCAGTTCTTCATTTCTTTTATATTGATAGTTTTCTGGCAACTCAGTTCTTGTCCAAACCTGTTCTTTACTAATTGATGAACTAGTAATTACAGGTCTTTTTTCTTCTTCACCTGTTATGATATTGTTTACATATCCTTTTTTTGGTATATCAAAATCTATACCCTGAATATTTACTGTTGTCATAGATTGGCAATAAACTCTGGTGTCAACCTTTTATCTGCTTTAATTACTTTTAAAAGTTCTTGATCTTCACCATATAGTTTCATATAATAAGAGTCTAGTCTATCATTGATTGTATTTAAATCATCCATGATTTTAGACTTAATTTGTAATGCTTGTAATATGTCTTTGTCTCGGTCACCCTCAACTGGACTTAATAGTTTAGTTTGATATTCAAAGAAGGTTTGCTCATTAGAAACAATCATTGACCATATCCTATTGTTTTGTTTTCTTAAAAACTCATCAACCATTACTATAAGTTTCTCTGATAAAAAGAAAAACATATCATGTAACACTTCATTGTCTTTTACTAAATCATATCCAGACAACACAGCACATTGTTCCTTCCTGACTTTTAAATCAGGGAACTGCTCTTTCATAGGCGTGTTTTGATCGTACATATATAATACATAACTGATCATTTGATCATCAGCCTTCTGAAAGGTCTTAAACATTTTTAGTTTTGGGTACTTTCTTTTTAATGACTTAATCCTATAGGGATTAAATATCATCTTATCAAAGTCTTCTTTATTGAAGATTTCAGTTAAAGACATATTGTTGGTTTTAAGCAAAAGTATGTTTTTACTATTAATGACCAATTAAAATTTATGTTCTAAAATTCAATAACCAGTTTTATGTCTCTAACAGGGTACTATACATTATTCTGACTATTAAATATTTGTAGTGGCCAGAAAGTCAAATACTATATTTGGAGCAAAATTACGATAATGGCTTTGCATCAAGGAAAGAATGTAACTCTTAATAAAATCATGAAATCAGAACGGCCTGCTAAAAAAAGCAAGGTCTATGTGAAGAAACCCAATGGTAAGGTTACTGTTGTGCATTTTGGAGATCCTAACATGAAGATTAAGAAAAACATTCCATCAAGAAGAAAATCATTTCGTGCAAGACATAATTGTGATAACCCTGGCCCAAGATGGAAAGCGAGATACTGGGCCTGTAAAACATGGTAGTATAAAATGAAATTATCTAAAGAAACAGAATTTACATTGTCAATTCAATCCTTAGTAGGAATTGGATTTTTGATCTTCACACTAGTAAGTTTCTGGTTTACTGTACAAGCACAAATAGATGGAAAACTCGATAAAAAGGATTATATAATCCCTGATCCTCCAATTAGTAGGGTTGAGTTTGATATAAAAGATAAAATGGTTAGAAACCAAATAAACAATATTGACGACAATGTAAAGGCTATCCAAGAACAACTAAGTAAAATGGAAGAAAGATTGTATGAACTCTCTAAGTAAAAAACTTTTTGTTGTACTATTCCTACTATTCTTTAGTATGAGTTCTTATTCTCAAGAGTATAAAGATGGTATATCAGTTGTTTGCTTTACAGCATCCTTTGTTGAACAAAACGAATTAAAAGATTGGGGTGACCTCTCTAGTGCATCTAAGCATAGAGTAGATATTGAGAAGGATGTTGATGCTATGAAAGACGAAGAAATATCCGTTGTTCCCACTATAGTTATATATGATAATGGTCGAGTGGTAAGACGATGGGAGGCTAACATACTTTTTGAATTAGATGTCAAAATCACCGACATACAAAAAGTTATAGACGAGGTGGTTGAATCAAAATTCTAGTAATGAAAAAAATAATTTTATTGTGTGCACTATTTATTAGTGCTAATCTCCAGGCTCAAACAAAAGCAAAAAAAGCATATGATTACCTATTTAAGTACGCAACTGTGTATACTTCATATCATGAAGAAAATGGGTTTGATGCACCAACCGAATATTTTGTAACACAAGGAGGTGAGGTACAAGACATCACACCAGTATGGGATAACAACTATAATTTTACTTTAGGCATTCGTAAAGTATCTCGTTTAGGATATCAGAAAAAACAAGGAGAGTTTTATGTTGGAGACGAACCATCATCTTTAAATTCTAACTATTCACCAGTAAGAGGATTAGAATATGTTTTTCAACTTGATAAAGGTAGAATTCAAAACAGAGATTATGATAACCATAAATATTTAGTTAGATACATATCTAAGTGGTGGATGATAAAAGGAGAGTCGTTAAAGAACGATCAAAGAGATTTAGATTTTAAATCTGTTGATTTAAGGTTTAGAGTTCCAGTTAGTAAAAGACTAGCGTTTAGTACAGGTGCTGTATTAAGAACACATCAAGCATATGGTTTCAATCCTATAGAGGCATACCTTGCTGATAATCCATGGTGGGATTTAGCATATGAGTATGGATATCAAGATATATACTATGGTATTGATTATGATAATGACAATGTTTTAGACAACTACGACTGGTTTTGGGTAGATGAGAATGGAGACTTAGTTGCAGATACGGATCGTGATTTTAGAACCAATATATATGGAGATATAGTTAATGATTATAATAAAACTGAATTTAATAAAATAGGAACATTAGGTACTCTTTCTTTAGTAGTCGGTGCTGATTACTATTACTACAGACCAGACTTCTGGTTTCATGGTTGGGCATCAGTATATCCTGGAGTTCATGACCATGTAATTGGTGACTCAGATTATTCATATACCTATCTATTAGAACAGAGAGGAGAGAACACAAACTACCTTGATTATAATGTTGGATTGAATTTTGGAGTGAGGTTATGGAAACGTATTGGTATATTTACCGAGTACGAAATTACTAAGTTTTGGGATAGAAATATCTCTAGTTTAAAAGCAGGAATAAACATAAGATTATAGTTATGGATGAAGAAAAAATTAAAAGGTTAAAAGAAAAAATTGCTCAACTTAGAAAATTAGGTAAGGAGAATAGAGCAATGAACCTTGAAAGAAAATTAAAGAATAAAGCAATTAAAAAAGACTTTAAACAAAATAAAACTAGAACTAAAACTGGTGAAAAGATTCAGTCTATAAAAAAGAAAGTCAAAGAAAAATTAAATATGAATACCGAGGTTACTCCAGTCAAAAAAGAATATATGGAGGATACTGCTGATGGTAAAAAATATCATGTTAATAAGACTAAGAAGATGTTAGAGAAAGCAAAATGATGACTGAGTTAGAAAAAAAAATAGAAGAACTAGAATTACAGAAGAAACGTACTGATGATTTTGGTATTCAAATGGAACTGGCTGATCAGATCCATAATATTAAAATGAAAATTAATGGAGTTAAGCCTGAAGATTCTTATATAGAATGTGTTGGGTGTGGCTCATAATACAATTGATATGTTTACAAACAAAGAGTTAAGAGGATATATAGGTGCTGCAACTGTATTCGCTATGGTGATGGGGTTATTGCTTTTCTTAGCATTTAAAGAAATACCAGATACAAACAATGATATATTTAAAGTTATTGTCGGTATGCTTGTTGGTTCTTTAAGTGTTGTTATATATACTTTTATCGGTAAAAATCCTGAAGAGGTAGAATCTCTTAAAGCAAAGAATGAGGCACTAGAAGATAAGGTTGCTGCAATGGTAGTTGAAAAAGATAAATTAGAGGCTTTATTAAGAGATCTACAAAGTGAGATAATTGAAAAATTATCTGTAACAGGTGAGAACTTTAAATTTAGTGATTCAAAAAAATAATATTATGGCGTATTCAAAAATTAAAAAGAAATGTAAGTGTGGAAAAGACTACAGTAAGTGTAAAGGATGTTATAAAAAGTGATACTAGGTCAGACGAGTGGCTTATAGATCAGTATAATAGAAACAGAAATAGCGAAGACTGGGTTCATTCCATTGAAGACCTCATTATTAAAAGAAACCAATAATGGCAGAAAAGAAAATAGCAAAGAAAGTATCATGGATGTTTGGTGGTAAAAAATACTACGGAACAAAGATTCGTGAAACAGAGACTCACATATTTGCGAGAACTCATAATGGTAAGGTAAAAAAAATTAAAAAGAAATAATTATGGCAGGTATAGCAGCAGCAGCCACAGCAGCGAAAGCAGCAAAGGCAGCAAAAATAGCAAAAGCAGCAAAGGCAGCGAAGACTGCAAAAACAATTAAAAAAGTTGAGGCTGTTTCTAAGATTCAACCAAAACCTATACAACCTATAGAGGTTAAATCTGAAATGCCTGAATTGAAAAAAGTTAATCTTGATACAGGCAAGAGAAAAAAGAAATTAAAGAAAACATTGAAGAAACTTCAAGACGATAAAACCAAATCTGATGGAATAGGTAACACCGATACATCAGCACCTGATATAAATAATGGTTTTAATAATAAAGTGTCTGGTTTCAATAAATGGTTTTAGTTTTAGGATAATAGAGGTTTTTTTATTTAATTCGCACCTTATTCTGTGAGGTGCTTATTTTTTTGACCTCAATCGCTTGACTATTACATTACGATTACGCTTACTATTTTATAACTTAAAAAAATATATAACTATGGACAACCCTTTGCCTAATGACAATCACACCTTTCAAGTTACTTTAGAAGATAAAGAAGAGGTGCTTAATATGAGAAAGTTAGAATTATTAATTGATGTATTACAAACTCTAGAAAGTGCAAACTCAGCAGATTTGTATGGGGTTAAGTTAAATATTATTGATAAAATAGATAGACTCGTATCTAGGCTTTAAAATCTTCCTTAGTCATTAGATCATATAAAACCTGAAGATGCTTTATTTTGGGGTGATAGGGGTGTTCTAACTTTAATCTTAATATTCTTTCTAAGATTTCTTTAGGAGTTTCTGGTGATGATTTTCTTAATGTTTGCATGGTGCATAGTTTTTAGCATTCGTTTAAACTGTTTCTTATCTCCAAAATACGAATGACATTCTCTACAAAGTGCCATAAGGTTTTCTGGGGTGTCTTTATCTTTTGATCCTCCTAATCCTCTTGCATCTATGTGATGAATATCAACTGCTGTTTTATCACAGACCTCACAACCAATCCAGTCCCCTGGTTCGTACATAAAGTGTTCGTGATATAATTTAGTATGTTTTTTCAAAACAGTAGATAAATTAAATAACCCAAAGTCACATTCAAGTTAACAGCAACAATATTCCATTGCTTTGCTACAAAAACCTGGGGTATAGATAACAATCCACCGATCACATAAGTTACAGCACCTATGTTGTCATATTTTAGTAAATAGGGGGATACCATAATAAATGATGTACCCATGTATCCTAGTCGATTCGAAATTCTTTCTATGGGGGTTAGTTTTCTTTGTTTTACTGCGTACCTTAATAATTTATTATACCAGGGAATTTTTTTTAGGAATTTTAATTGGGGGTGTCCATCGTGATGGTTAGATTTTTTACGACTCATTTTTAAAAATTTTTTATTTGGGGGTATCAGAATTTGGGGTGTCAGAATATCTCCACTTGCGTTTATCTACCTTAAACTCGTAATACTTATTTCTTTCATTAACAGTTACTAGATTCCATTCCTTTATATCTTCCTTTTTAAAATTAAGTATCACATACCTTTGACCTGTTAGAAATAACACAAAGATGATATAGTCAACCTCTAACTTATCTATAGTAAACATATTTACTTTCAAGGATCTCTCACATCCCTTTACATCTATCTTATAATTATTGGCTATTAAGTCAGGATCACTAACCCCTTTTTCTTTTACAAAGGCTGAGGTTGTATAATTTGTCCCTTTTAAATCAAAGTGATGACGTACTAGTAACTCGGCAAGTATGCCTTTAAAGTCTGTATAAAATTCATTGTCAACTGGGTGGTCAAACAATACAGGGTTTTTATATTGATATGATCTTGATTTCCAATAAAGTTTTTTGTAATGGTCACGATTAGCCATGACTCTTGAATCGACATAAAGTCGAGCATGATCGCTTATGCATTGAGGTATATCAAATGGCCCTTCCAGAATGTTCTATTTTTCCCATCACATCAGTCTGTCTCATTATATAAAATTTTATGTCTTCTATAGTGTTTAGAAAAGCATACCTCTCATGAAACTTAACTAGATCCCCTGGTGTTAATCCTAAATCTTCTTTATCTTTCAATGGGGTACTTAAAAATCTTACATATCCTTCAGTTTCTGACATCTTAGGCTCTCCTAAATAAATAGATCCATGCATTTCATCAGTCATTAATGGCTCTATTAAAACATGATTGGAGATAGCAGTTATACCATCACCATCGACTTTACAAAAACAATCTTCTAAATCACAAGTATATATGTCGTTCTCTCCGAAGATTAAATTATCCTTATCAACTGTTAAGTAATTAAAATAGACTTTGTCACCTACTTTTAATTCTTGTGCAATAAAATCACCATGTGTATTCCTGCACCACTCACCTCTAGGTAAAGCCACGACCTCTCCACATATCGTTACATGGTGTTCAGGATTAAACGTAACATCTAAGTATAACTTATCTCCGTTTCCAAAAGTAACCTCATCGTTATATTTTTTGGTAACTCGAACTGCTATCTTTGATCCAATCATATTCATAGCATAAAATTATATAAATTGAACGATTGTTAATGCCTGTTTATCAAGACGTTATTAACATAGTTTTGAACTGATAGCCATTATGTCTAGCATAGGTAGCCAAATTGTCTAGCCAAAATAAATTTGGAAGTTTGTTATATATTAGTATATTATATATATATAAGTATATTATATACTAGTATACTATATCATATTAATATATTACATATTTACCGAGTAACGATCTTTCACCCCAAATCTTTCGTCTAAGAAACGATCTAAATCGCTATGATATGGTAGCATTAAAATTTAATTTAAGTTTCTTATATTTGCTCAGAAACTCATTGTAGGCATCAAGATGTGGTAATAGTATATATATGGTGGCTTTTGTCCGAGAGTGGAAGTGGATTTGGCGAACTGGGTAGGTGTGATTAAATGCATTCTAAAATCAAAACCGATTCTCAATAGGAATCGAACAAATACTCATACACTACTGGTTGTCAGCACTTTACAAGCCAGACTATCACGATTTGTGTTGTTTTTTCTTCATTTACTATGCAAAATGGGAAACCAACAACAAAAAAATGTAACTCCGATGAAGTTTTGGAATTTTTTCCTCCTCTTTATAAAGATGGAGTAATGCTTTGAACAATTTAACCACAAAACAAAACCAACATAAAACTAAATGAAAGTAGCCAACAAATTAAGAGAACTATTTAGCCACAATAAAGCCATACAAAAATACTTGCGAAGTCTGGACAATGACTTTACACCTAAAACAATTTATATCTTTCTTGGATGTAGTATAGTAGAATCAGAATGTAAATCAGATTTCACATACTACGAAATAAAAAAGGTTCTTCAACTACTGGATAAAATGGAACTGGTAAAGATTTCATCCCCTCATCAATTCTATAGAGAACACAAAAGACTATTGAACGAAGGTTTTATTGAACGCCAGACAAAACGAGAGAAGTACACCAAACAACAATTCAATGTCTCTATCTATGGTCGTACACAACTCCGTAGGATTTATAATTACCTTATACGGGAATGTTATCTCTCTCTATAGTAATATAAGACTAAGGTCACCCCAAAATCATTAATCAAATACCCCCCAGACATGAAAAAAACGACAATCCAGATAATCGCTGAACTCAAACAAAAACAACACCTCCACCAGATATGGAAACAACAATCAAAGGATCTGGACAACTACTTTCCAGTTTCTGGTAAAATTAACAAAGGCCAAAGGTTCTATAAAGTACAAGACTCAAACTTTTAAAATCTACAATCGTTAATTGTTTACCCCCCACACCAGAGGTCTAAAAACTTTATTTTAAATTATTTTATCAACATTATTGTTAATTCAAAATATTATTGTATTATTGCAATGTGAACGATGGTTCATGCCCTTGAGATAGTCTCTAGGGATTTAAACTAAATATTTAAACTATGTATTTAAATTCAGAAGGTCGCTTAATCGACACAAACTTAAAAAGTGTAAACCTAACACAAGCAGAAGAACTGCTACACAAATTCAATCTTAACTGGAATGTTAAGAAGTACCCCCTAACATTTGAGTCTCCCTCAAATATTCATCAAGGTAAAACAATCACAACTGCTACAGATTTCTTTGGAGTAGTTAGAACTGACAACAACGATTGCTTTGGTGCATTTACTAATCAATATGAAACTTTCCAGAATTCAGAACTTGCTGAACTTGTACTGGAGATTGCTGATGTAATCGGACAGCCAATTTCAAATGGTCAAGAATTCAAAGGAGGCAGAAAAGTAATGCTTCAAGTTAATCTCGAAGACAAATTTGTTGGAGATGATACAATTACCAGAAAAGCAACTGCTATCAATTCTCATGATGGTTCATGCTCATTAAGATGGGGAACAACTGGAACTACTGTTTCATGTGCTAATCAATTCTCTGCACTTAGTAAAGAATTACAGAACTCTGTTAGACATACTGCTAATATGAGAGATGCTGTTCAAAGGTCTTTACGCATTATAGAGAATATGGAACAAGCAGACAAGACTTTGTTTGAGATTTTCTCTAGAATGGCTAATGAGAAGGTCACCCAAAAATTAGTGAACCAGACAATTAATCTTGTTACTGGTGTGGATGTATCAATGGGAGAGGCTAGTGCAAAAGAGCAATACTCAACCAGAAAGTTAAACCAGACTCAAGATTTAGTACAGTCTGTAGTTAAAGAAATGTCTTACAAAGGTCAAACGCTTTGGGGATTGTTTTCTGGTGTAACTCATTACACAACTCACAAAGGTGGTTCAGATAGAACTAGAGAAGAGTCTAAGTACGTTGGAGGTCTTCAACGACTTGACCAGAAAGTGTTTAATTCATTAAGCACTCTTGTTGCGTAAAGCAACGCATACTGGATTGGATGTAAGGAGGTTCGATTCCTCCTCCAGTATCAAAGGCAATATTGCCCTTTTATTTAAACTATATAATATGAAAACAAAATCTTTTATCGAAAACGCAATCATTTATGCCATGACAACATTGGTGGCAGTTACTTGGACAATGTTAGTGTTTCATTTATTAACTCAAGGTCTTGATGCCAATGCATCATTTGGACTTTACTAAAACTATATAATATGAAACAGAAAGCAATTTTACACCCTCGCAAATGTGACATTACTGGAGAAGGTATGTCATCTGGATATTGTATCGGAGAAGGTGCAATGTATATCAAACATGAATCTGATATGATTAAACATCTTAGAGAGGTAACTGGTAATTCTAAATCATCTGATGATAAATTATTAGAAGATGCCTACAATAATGATTACTACTACTATACTGATTGGGAATGTCCAGATGATATCCAGTACGTTGAGGTAGATGGTAAAATGTATGAGGAAGGTGAACCAGAATTTGATAAGCACTTTACCCACTCATGGAATAAGGATGAGGTCACCCCAGAATCAGACTACGAATCTTTGAAAGCAGATGTCCAGAGATTAATCAAGTACATGGATGAGAACACAACAAGTCTCTGGAGAGATGATTTAGAATGCACCCATGAATGTGTTGTTCTGGATGATGTTGAAGATGGTGTAAAAGTAGATGAGGATGACAATCCAACAATGGCTTGTACTGGTAGCAATATTACTACCATGATACAGCACATTCAAAATACCTACTTGGCGTAAGTCAAGAGGCTCAGTAGCACAACTGGATAGTGCAACACCCTTCTAAGGTGTAGGTTATAGGTTCGAATCCTATCTGAGTCACAAAGGAACAGCCGAACTCCTTAATAGTAGGCAACATTTAAACTATATAATATGAATTATAAAAAGTTAAAGAGATTCCAGTTAGAAATGGGATACTCAAGAATGCAATCCATGATAGACTCTGGTATTGTATGGCAAATGGAAGGTACAATCGGAAGAGAGGCAATGTCTCTATTGAACTCTGGTGCTTGTATGCTACCAAAAGAAAGTAAATTAGATTATTACGGAAACAAGATACCATCAAGGTATGAGGTGAAAAGAGGTACGACTGGATCATACCAAAATTCTGTAAGATATTATTCTGATCCAGAAACAATTTTAAACTGGTAATTATGGGATTAGATATGTACTTAGACAGAAGAAAGTATGTGCAGAATTGGTCACATATGAAGGACTCCGAAAAGCATCACTTATTTGGAACTCACAAAAACAAACCAATGGATTTAAAGAAAGTAAAGTATCTGGTATTTGGAGAAATGTACTGGAGAAAAGTTAACTGGATTCACCAATGGTTTGTAGAGAATGTACAAGAAGGTGTTGATGATTGTGGAACTTATGATGTTACACCAGAACAAATCCAGACTCTTGTAAAACTATGTAGAGAGGTGCTAAAAAGATTGAGAGCAGAAAAATCAATCAACGCACAAATAGATATCATTGATGATATGCTACCTACAACTGAAGGATTCTTTTTTGGACAATCAGAACTGAGACAGAAGGAAGATATAGAATACTATATGGATTCTTTGAAAGAAACTATAAGCAATCTTAAACAAATCAAACCAGAAAAAGGATGGGGAGATTACTATACATATCACGCATCATGGTAGGAGAATATATGTCAACATACGGATTTGTCGGTCACCTCAAATTAGAAGAGGTGGCTGATAAAGTCTTAGGAAAAAACTGGGAGGCTGAGGATGATGTTTCCCAGATACAAGAAATCTGTGACCACATAGATAAAGGTAAGTATTCTGTTTACTTTCAAGAAGGTATCAGACATGAACATGATATCATAGTTAGAGAAACAGACAACCATGCCAGTCTAAAAATTGCTCTTGCGATTAACAAGAGTAATCTGGAGAAGATGGAATGGTATGATCTGTTTGTCGATTATGTTCAAGAGGTGAATCCAAACCTATATAATGAGGCTTGTGATTATGCCAACAAAGAGGAATTGTCGGAAAATGGACTAACTGCCGAAGAGATTAAGGAATATTACTTGAATACTGGCAATCCAGACTACGAGGAAGAACCTTATAAATCTTATACAGATACAGACTGGATTGAATGTGCTAACCTAAATGATTTGGAAAGATGAAAACTACAAGACAAGCAATTTTAGATCAGCAAGAAATTAACAGAAGATTATATGCTAAAGAAAACGCTATACCCAATTTAATTAAACAATTAGATAAAGTGTATGCAAATGTTTTGAGCATTGTTAAAGATGAAAATGATCACGAAACTATTAACCTAATTCAGCCAATCTTAGATAAGATTGATGAAGTACAAAATGAAATTGAATCGTTAGATGAAGGAGAAGTTTAAACAAAACATGGGAGAAGGAATATTCACGCTACTAATCATAGTGTGGATATTTTTTGTCTTGTGTATGATAATAAAGAACCTATGGTAAAATTTTTTAAATCACTTTTAAAGACAAAGAGAAAAGCATACTGGACAACATATCCTATGTATGCAGACAATGAAATGCAGAAAATGGAATTCATGGCTGAAGTCTGGAACGAAATGGAAACTAAAATTAAAATTAAAAATAGATATGGAAGAAAATGATATACGTTATAGTGTAGTAAAGGCAACTTTCTACGCACAATTATTATTGGAGTCGCTAGATGAAGTAGCACACACTCCAATATTTAGGCACTCACTTAAATTTAAAGTGAATCAAGCCGAAAAGGAACTAGAAAAAGCAACAAACAAACTCTTAGATCAAATGTATGGAGAGGATGAAGAATTTCTAGTCAACCTGCAAAAGCATACAGATCAATTAATGACCAGACTTTGTAAACTGGGAATTGATGAACTGCCACTAGTAAACGCAATCCTTGAAGAGTATGAAAAGGATGCAGACAATTGGAAGAAGAACTTAACAATACAATTCACTAAACTTAAATAATATGTCAGAAATTAAAATGGAAGATTTCATAAAGAAAAATATTCTGGATGTAGTATCTGAAAAATATCAGTATGATCCAGAATCACTAGATTATCTTATGAATATAAAAGCACAACTAGGTAATGTAATGAAGACAGTCGATGAGACTATTGATTACATGATTAATATCAAAAAGATTAAAGATAAACGTAATGGTATTATATATCCTTTTGATGAAGGAGATGACTACTGGACTATTGAAGATGGTGAAGTAGTATATTCTTGTTGGGACTATGTAAGTGAAGAGATGTATAGAGAGAATCCAGACACAGTTTATTATATGTCAGAAGATTCTGCTAAGGAAGGACTTAAAAAGATGCAACTATGAATCAAGGAAGGTCACCCCAACAAATGGAAACTAATTACAAAGGTGCGTTCTTTAGCATGATCGGACTTGGTATAACAATTTTAATAATTATAATAACTCACTAATGGAAAAAGATCCTATATACATTAAAGTAAAAGAGATGTTCCCAGATGCACCAGATCAATTTGTTAATTCTATGTATCACAATATTAAAGGAAAACAATATCTCTGGAAAGAAACATTGAACAATAATTCAATTACGAATACAGAATAATTTGTTTTATTAACAGAAATTGTTAATTTAGCATTCAATATTCAATATTTAAACTCCGAAAAAAAACTGATATTATGAACGAAAGTAAAATTAGAGAACTGCAAAAGCAGTATGGTTTCAAGATTTATCAAGATTTAATTGACTCTGGTGAGGCTTGGAAAATTGGAGGAGAGACTACACAAAAGTGTAAGGAGGCTCTCAATTCTGGTGCTTGTTTCTTAGCATACAGATCTCACAAAGTAAATATTTTCACATCTGTTCCATCTAGGTATCAAGTACAAAGAGGAGACAAAGGATCAGTAGAGGCTTCAAAAAAATACTGGTCTGATGCATGGAATGTATCAAAACATATAGGAGAATCTATAGTTAGAGAATTACAATAAAACATAAGAGAGAGTATACTCATAGTCTGAAAAAACTTGGTCGTCGCCAGACTAGGGAAGTGTACTCTCTTTAACTTAAAAACATAAAATGACAAATCAATTAAAACTAAAACTAGATGCTATCATAAAGGTAGTAGATACTGCAACAATGGGTAGAGTACATGGAAACAGAGAGAGACACAATGTAGATGCCAGACAAATATATTTTAAAATAGTGCATGATCATTTGAGAGTACCAATATCTCATTCTGCACACTACATCGGTAAAAACCATGCTACTGGTATTCATGCATTAAAGCAATTCAAAAATTATTTTGATACCGATAAAGAATTAAGAAGAAAATATCACAACACAATAGATCTATTATCAGACTTTGACTTTGATGTTGAGAGAACTGATAATAAAGATTTATTAGAGGATTATGTTAGTCTTGTAAAAAGGAATACTGATCTACAAGACAAGTATGATAGTTTGGTCGAGAATTTTGAGACTGAATTAAATTCTCAATTGATGATAGAATTAGAACACCTTCCAATCAAGACATTGATGGAGATTTCTGAATCACTAGAAGTAACGGATAGAATAAAAAGATCTGTCACTCAAACTTTGATAAATAGAAATCCTTCAGTAGATTGGAAATCAAAAGTACCTATATAAAACTTTAAAACAAACAGACTAGATAAATGAAATCTCAAACAATATATAAGAAGAAGGCTTTACGACTTTTAAATATAAAAGGAGTAACTGCAACTGATGTATGCGAATATGTATATGGAAGTAAAACGAGGAAGAGTAGATTGAACCAAAAGAAAACTGGTAAAACCCAGTTAATGTTTCAAGAATCATCACGCATTATAGAATACTACTCGAATTTAGCACAAGAAATTGATGATATCATTGCTAGATAGATCTGGAAAATTGAACGATTGTAAAACGATTCCCCTAGGGACTGCGACAATGTGCCTCTCCTTTCAATGGAGGGGTATTTTCAATCTCAATTATTCAAACTATCTCTTTTTAACTTTTTAAATCATACATATGAAAGAACATACGTTTGTCTCTTTACTAAAGGACATTATAAATAAACTGGAAAACGGAGAAATTTTAAACAACGGAAAGAAATTAAATTACTCCACAATCAAATCTTATAAAGGTGTATACAACACTATGAAAAGATATAAGTTTGATTTTAATATTGAAAGCCTTGATCTAAACTCTGTAATAGAAAGAAGAAAAAGAATCAGGGTAAAGAAATCTTTACAGCAGAAGGTTAACAAATACCTCAACTTACTGACAGAGGATTGCAAACACCCAAACACCAGAAAGTCTCACCTAAAAACAATAAGAGCAACTCTTAAAAAAGGAGAAGAAGAGTATGGATATTGGTTTCCTAAATTACAATCAGTAAAAGAATTACAGACTGAGGTAATTGCAATGAGTCCAGAGGAAGTAGAATTGATTCATACAGCAATGCCAATTGATAAAGACTTGCATACAACATGGTACTACACCAGGCTTATGTTATACTCTTGCATGAGGATAAGTGATCTGGTTGGTTTTGAATGTGATGTAAATAGTGACTGTGTTACTATAATTACAAAGAAAGGTTCTGGATCAATTAGTAATTTTTATCTTCCACAAGATGTGAAGGACTTTATTGTAAGAACAAAATGGAACTTTGATATAGTAACATTCAGAAGGAGTCTAAAGAAATTACTACAACAGTATACTGCATTCTGTATTGATAAGGTAACCTATTCGTATGATCATGAAGGTAATCCCAAAAAAGAGACTAATAAATTATGGGAACTCTACACTCCACATAAACTTAGGAGTAGTGGAATAACATATTACTTAGGTAAAGGACTAACGGAAATGGAAGTAAGAGAGATAAGTGGTCATGCAAATGGATCTGAGGCTTTCTACAGATATGTGAAGTTTACAAACACCAGTAGTATAGAGAAACAAAAACAGATGGCACACCGATTAACTAACGAAATGTTAATAAGTATTTAAGACTTAATTATGAACAATCGTTAATAAGTCGAATTAATTATTAACTTTGAATCCATAACACCACGACATGATAAATAAAATTATTACATGGTCAGATTTGACTACGAAAATAAGGAAATCATTCATGATCGTAAGCGTTTTTCTCTTAGAGATTTCAAACTGTACCTTCTAGATAACTTTGAAGAGTTATGTATGAAGAGAAGAATTAGAGGATGGACTTTCGACTGGGAATCAATCTTGTTTCATACAAGAAAGTATTATATAGTAAATATTTATTTAACCAACCTAATAAAAAATAATCATGGGGAAACTAAAAAGAAAACTGAAAAAAATTAGAATTGGAGGAGGAAAAGAAATAGTACCTTGGACAGAGAGATTAAGTTATTTTAATGACTACTACAGAACTGAGGGATTCTACACATCAACCGAGATAATTGAATTGAACGAAAGTACAATCATGATGAGAGGCTCGGTATTAAATTCAGAACATATTATTGTCGCAGATGGTATTGCTCATAAGAGAGCAAACGAACCTTTTGCATCTCAAAAATGCCAGTCTGGTGCTTTGAACAGAGCATTATTTATTTTCGGTATTGCAGATGGAGGAGAGGATACTATCATGGATGAGTATGAGGCTAAAGAATTAGAGCAAGTACAAGTAGAATCTGGAAACAAATTGTTTGAAGATATGCTCAAGCATATTGATACAGACCATGCGTATGTAGAGAAAAAACTTTCTTCTTATAAAAATCAATTGTCAAAAGAACAAATTGATTTATTAAGAAAGACTATCAACTCGAAGAAGTCACAGAAAGCAATCGGTAAAGCGAGTAAGTAAATTAACCCAGAGGGGAGGTATTAGCCAACAACAAATCAATCGGCACTTAGTGTTTTCATTGATAGCCTCCCCTTTTTTTAAAACTAAATATGAAGTTAACAAGAATACCAACAGCAAACCTAACCTACGAAGAGTGGGTAGAATTAAGAAAATCCTTAGTCTATAAAGGTATGGTGGGAGGATCAGATGCCTCAACACTATTAGGATTAAATCCTTGGACATCTAAAATCACCAGATGGAATCAATCAGTAGGAACTGCAAATATTAAAAACATAGACAATGAAGTCATGTTTCATGGTAGACTACTTGAAGATTATGTTGCTGATCTATGGCAATACTGGACTGGAGATCCTATTGAAATGATTAACAATTACCAGTCTAAAAATAAATTAAGAAAATCAATTAGAAGAAATTCTATTTTCATTAACCCAAAATATCCTTTTTTGTTTGCGAACATAGATAGACAAATTGTTCAGCATGATGAAATGGAAGGTAAAGGTATCTTAGAAATAAAAACTATTTCTGGATACAATGCAGATAAATGGGAAGGAGGAATTCCTCCATACTATATAGCACAAATACAATTGTATATGCTTGTACTAGAATATGCGTATGGTCAGTTTGCATTTTTAAAAGATGGAAGACATATGGATGTTTTCACTATTGAGGCAAATCCAAACATTCAAGAAACAATCATAGAAGAAGGAGAAAGATTTTATAATAGTGTTCAAGAGGCAAGACAAACTATAGAGATAGAGGGAGAAACATTAAACCGAAATGAAACCTATAGATTAATATCACACCTAGAGCCTGGCGTAGAAGAAGAATATAAAATAGATCTTGACCAGTTTCTTTCTGAGAAACATAAAGCGATGGTAGATAGGGTAACGATAGATGGTAATGAGGATCTAGAAGGATTAACTCAAGCATACATCATGCATAGGGAAAGTGAGAAAGAGGCGAAAGCAAACAAGAATAGGACTCAGCAACTAATAAAACAATTGATGCTACATAGAGGAGCACAAGAAGTAGATTTTGGTGATAAAGGAAAGATTGTGTGGGGAAAGACATTTAATGTGAGGTATAAAGATATTATCAAACCAAAATTTTAAAAGCAATGGAATTAGAAAGTATAAAGAAAGGTATAGTAGCAAATTTGGCTGTAAAAAATCCTCATACATTGGAAGTAAACCAAGTAATAGAAGGTAATTCTTACTTTGGAGTATGCATTTTTACTGGTGTAGCACTAATGTATGGTTATTCGCAAGAAGATATAGCAGAGTTTTTATCAGATGACTTAGCGAATATCCAGTTTATGGAAGGAAAGTTTCTTTCTATCATGGATGAGTTTTACAACACAAAAGATCCTGGAGTTACTGCGAAAGGTTTTCATACTAAGACAAGTTTAGTAATGAACTATATTAAAAATAGACATGGCAAGGCAGTATCACTTGCTGAAATCATAAAAGAACACATCAAATGAATATAAACGTAAACGGAAAAATTAGACACATCGGTGAAGACCAAGAGGTGAAAGGTGAAAAAGGGAGTCACCAATTTAAAATACTTATTATAGAGACACTAGATAATTCTTACTTAGCGATTCACGCATGGGATGAGTCAATAGAAAAAGTAAAAGACTACAAGGTAGGACAAATTGTAGAGGTAGACTGTAGGCTTGAATCACATAGAAATAAAAAGAATAGAGAACTCTGGTATCATAAACTATTATTAAAATGATAAGAAGTACAACTGTAATTTATGAAGTCTTACGCAAACACGATATGTCACCATTGTCATATATGTTGTGTGATTTAATCTATAAGTATACATCGCAAGACAATTACTGTGATAAAACCTTAGCAGATCTTGGCTCTGAACTAAATACATCTTCCAGAACTATGAGTAGATATATATCAGAACTTACAGAAAAAGGACTAATAGACAATATAGGAACTAAGGCACATCCAAAATATAGAACTACACCATTATGGTTTAGAATCGCAGTAGCAGAAACAGACCAAGTTATATCACTTGAATATCAGAACGTATGTAAAGATGTAATTGAATATATTAATAACAGATATAAAAAGAATTACCAACCAAGAACATACGAAAAAAGATTTAAGAGCATTCTGGCTAAAAAGTTTGATGGTAAACCAGTAACAGGATCTATGATGGTCAATGTATTTGATTACTGTAAAGAACAATGGAGTGAGAAGTATCAATCTTCAGTAACACCAGAGGTTATCTTCGGAAATAAATTTATTGAGAAGTACCTAATACAATATAAAGAGTGGGAGACTAGTAACAAGGTCACCCCCAACAGAAAAAGAGTAGCAATAATATGACAGACAATTTATCTAAACTGCAAGCACTTGGAATTGAAGTTAAGTCAAGTGGAGGAACAGATCCTCAAAAAACTAAATGTCCAAAGTGTTCACACACAAGGAAAAGAAATAAGAATGAGAAATGCCTAAGAGTATGGGTAGAGTCTGGTACATATTATTGTCATCATTGTGGAGATAATGGATCTGTAGCAGAATATAAAACAGAATATGAGATGCCAACTGTAAAAGCATCTCCATTATCAGACAAGGTTTTAAAATTTTTCAAGGACAGAGGGATAAATGAAAGCACAATAGAATACTTTGGGGTAACTGAGGGAACAGAATATATGCCACAGGTACAAAAAGAAAAGCCTGTCATTCAATTTAATTACATCAGAAAAGGTAGAAGGATTAATATTAAGTTTAGAGATTCACAGAAAAACTTTAAACTAAATAAAGGATCTGAAATGATTATGTATGGTTTAGACTTAATTAAACCTGCATCATGGTGTATAATAACAGAAGGAGAGTTTGATGCTATGGCTTTTTATGAGGCAGGATTACAGCAGGATAGATTAATCTTTGCTTGTTCTGTACCAAACGGAGCATCAACAGGAAATCAAAACCTCACATACCTAGATAATAGTATAGAGGAGTTTGAAAATAAAGAAAAAATATATTTAGCATTAGATAATGATGCACCAGGAATAAAATTAAGAGATGAATTATCGAGAAGAATTGGTAAAGACAGGATCTGGTTAGTAAGTTTTCCAGAAGGATGTAAAGATGCCAATGATGTCTTGCTTAAGCATGGAAGTATTGAATTAGTTAAATGTTTAGATAGTGCAAAACCTTTTCCACTAGAAGGTGTGAGTAAGGCATCAGATTCTCGTAAAGAAATACACAATTTATATAACCATGGAATGCCGAAAGGTGATGAGATAGGTTATAAAGAGTTTGATAAACTAATGTCATGGAGGCCAAGTGAATTTACTTTAGTTACTGGAGTTCCAGGGCATGGTAAATCTTCTTTTGTTGATCAAGTTATAGTTGAATTAGCAAGGCAAGGGTGGAAGTTTGGGATATTCTCTGCTGAAAAACAACCAATCAAGGTTCATGTTGCCGAACTTATAGAAAAATATACTGGTAAAAAATTTGGTAAAGGCTCTGCAACAAACCTACAGCCAGAAGAATTAGATCCTGCTATTGATTTCATCAACAAACATTTTTATTTCATAAACCTTAAAGACAATGATCTTACAGTAGAGGGTATATTGAATAAAGGAAAAGAGTTGGTAAAGAAAATGGGTATTAATTGTTTAATCATAGATAACTGGGCATTCGTTGAGCATAAAATAGAAAGAGGAATGAATGAGCACCAGTATACTGGATTGCAATTATCAAAAATTAAAATATTTAAAGAGGCTTATGATTGTGGAGTGATACTAGTTGCTCACCCACAGAAATTAAAGAAAGAGAATGGGAAGGTAGAGGTTGCTTCAGGTTATAGCGTTAGTGGCTCTTCCCATTTCTTTAATAAAGTAGATAATGGAATTACTGTGTACCGAGATTTCGAGAACGAACTAGTCGAGGTTCATGTTTGGAAGGTACGATGGAGGTTTACTGGAAAGACTGGTATGCAGGAATTCAAATATAATTTAGAGACTACTTGTTATAACGAGTATGAAAATACAACACATCAAGGACAGTATGCAAAGTTTAACGGACAAGACTGAACAAGTTCTATATAAGGTTACCTGGGAAAATAACAGGTATGGAGGTAAAATAGGAAAACAAAAACCTTTTGAAAAAGGTGTAGACCTATTAAGGCTTGCTAAACTTGATGAGGTAGTACCAAATAAAGAGGAATATTTTATCAGACCAAATGGTGCAGGTAATTGTTATTACTTACTGTATCAAGGGTTTGATAAAAAAGTTAACTATGATGATATAAAGGCATTTGTAAAGCACAAATCAGTTTATGTCTATAAAGATTTTAATGTATATGGCAAACACAAATAGAAATAAGGGACATAATTACGAAAGACAATTAGTTAAAGACTTTAAGAAACTAGGATACACAGATTGTGTTACATCCAGATATGGATCTAAAATGTTAGATGATAAAGGTATTGATCTAATGAACACAGGTGACTTTGCTGTTCAAGCAAAATGTTATAAAAGAAATCCTCAGTATAAAAAAGTTTTAGAAGAGATGGATGTAAAACCTACAGACATACCAATTGTATTTCATAAAGCACCAGGAGGAAAAGAGTATTGCATTTTGTATAAGGAGGATATGATGGAGTTGATAGAGATGCTGATTCAAAACAAAATTATTAATACCCCATAATGTTAAACAATGTCAGTAAAGTATTTAAGAATACCAGAGGTGGATAGGTTGTTAGAACAGCATAATACAGATCATGTAAATATTGTCTGCATAAATAACACACCTAAAGAAAAATTAAAACTAAAAAAACTAGATAAGAAACTAGAGAAAGACTTAGCCTATGTAAACTATATAACAGAACAAGTCCTTGAATATCTCAAGGCGAGAGGTTTAGATACCTCTGAATATATATAACACTTTTAAATAATAATTATGAGCAATTCAATTGAATTACAAGGTCGTATCAAAATGATTTCTGATCCGATGACAATCCAGACTAAAAATGGAGATCTGGAAAAAAGAACTCTTACACTTACGTTAGGAGGAGAGTATCCAGTAGACTACCCAGTAGAGGCTATTGGTGCTAAAGCAAACCTTTTCACAGCATACAAAGAAAATGATGAGGTAAAGGTTTCAGTTAACTTGAGAAGTTACACAGATCGTAACGGAGAGTTAAGAACTGCAAACGCAAATGCATGGAAAATTACCTATGCTGATGGAAATATTCCTTCGGTTAAATCCCATGAGGAAAAGGTAGAAAGTTTTGTTAATCAAGATGAAACTGCACCATTCTAATATGGATACTAGAGAGAAAATAGAGAGGGTTGGTGCTGAAATCATCGGCCTTCTCATCTCTAAAAATAAAGACTACGGAGATAGTGCTACTAATCCAGTTAATATTTTTAGTGATGGAGATGCTGTAAAGTCTTTATGTGCTAGGATAGATGATAAAATATCTAGAATCAAACAAAAGGGCATTTACGATAAGACTGAAGATTCTATAAAGGATTTAACAGGATATTTAATACTTTTAATAATAGCGTTGAAAGATCAGGAGGGTAAAGAAGATGAAAATGATGGTAAGTCTGGTTGGTTTTCAACGTCAACTAATACATATTAATATGAAACATGATCATAACGCATTTGAAAATCAAATCTTTCACGAATACAGAATGAATGAAAGAAAGGTTCAAAGAGCAATTAAATTTTTGCAAGCAAACGGATACAAGGTTTATAAAGAAATGAAAAAGAGTTAATTCTTTTTTATTGTATTATACTTTTCAAATCCTCTAGATCCGAAATAGGCAACATAAATTGTAACAAGTAGAGTTTTTAAAAGTTCTACCCAACTTTCGTCTATATCAAACGCTATGTCTAAGGAATCTAAGACAATATATAGTGATGTTATAATTGTTAAATAGACTAAGGTCAGAGGTCTTGTATTCTTTGAAAGCCATGAATCGCTTTTCATGTCTGACTCCCATCTTTTACTTACCTCCTGGAGTTCTATCATGTCAAGTTCAAGTAGTTTCATTGCTTTTTCTTTATCCTCTGGAGGTAAAATAGCAGGATCTTCTTTTTCAATCAATCCTTTGACTACACCTAATACTCCTGCATCTGGAAGAACATCTCCAACTATACCAAGTATAGATGGAACTTTGTCCGTTAAGAACTTTCCTACTTTTGTGTCTTTAAATTTCTTTTTCGGTTTACTCATTTTCCCACCATTTTACATGAATCATAAAGAATAATAGATAAAGATTAAATTCATACCAATCACCATGTTCGTCTGGTGTGTAGAATGCCCAACCAACTAGTGGCCCAATCCTGAATCTCTCAGATATAGCAACCTCGTAACCTTTATTATCCTCCATATTGTTCTGATATATTTTTATATTCTTCTTTGGCATCGTAACTAGGACAGGCCTTAGATGAAAAATCCCTGTGACCATAGACTTTTGCACCAGGATAACTTGCACAAAGATAACCAATTAGATATTTCAGGCTGTCTTTTTGTGCATCCGTTCTTGTGTCTTTAGCATTCATATCTGAATCACATCCTCCAACATATGTGATACCGATTGATCGTTTATTTCTTCCCTTACAATGAGCACCTGGAATCTTTACATCTCTTCCCTTACTCACTTTACCATCCAACTGAACACAGTAATGATACCCTATACCTGACCATCCTCTGTCCTTATGCCATCTGTCTATTTCTTCAACAGAAACTTTTCTGCCTTCTGGTGTCGCTGTGCAATGCACAATTATTTCATTTATTTCTCTCATTTTTTCTTGGTTAGTTTTTTGTATTTATCGTAATAGAATAACTCATATAATGTTTGCTCTCTTGCTTGTTGCTTATACATTCTTACAGTTTCTCCTAAGTCTTCTCCTTTTAATGTTTTTAAGTAGGAATAATTTTCTCTAAGTAGTTTACCTACTGCTTTCGCAGATTCCATTTTATAAACCTGATACTCATCACCATCTAAATATCTAGACTCTCCTGTTTCAAAGTCTTCAATTTTTCTATTCTTAGCAGATCCTACAAACACACCTTCTTCAACAAGATGTTTTACCAAAGGATCTCCCTGATCTCCAAACCTTAAATCTAGAGGTACAAATTTCTGAGCCTGTCCTGGTACTATTGGATCACCAAAATTATCTACCATATCATACAGTCCAGAGTTTGCAATAGGAATATCTCTGTATAATTGATCTATTGCACCAGATAGTGTACCAGTTCTTCTTGCTTTGATTGGATCATCCATTATTTCCATGTATTGTCTTACTAATTGTTTATGGAAATTAGGCATTGCAACCGAGCCAAGAACACCAAACCCTTTATTTGCTATTGCTTTCGCAGGATCATTTGAGTTTAAAATTCTACCAAGATCTGATAGTCCTTGTAACCATGATTGTTGTAGCATACTCATAGCAGTTGTTAATGCTACATAAGAGAATAGATCTGCGTTACCTTCACCATCTATTGAATTACCATACTTATCACTTTCATATAGAGTACCTGCACCTGCAAGAATAAAATACAATGGGTGATCTTGATAAGATACACTTACATCACCTATTGTAATAGTAAATGGTTTCCAACCTGCCTTTTGTAATTCATATTTTTTATTAAAATCAGAAGGGCCTGCTGCTGAAATTTTAAGAACAGCATCATCATCATCTGCTTGAGACATTAAGTATGCAACCAGTCCTGCCATTGTAGACATACCAATTGATGCCTTGATATATAAGTCTGCTTTTTCTTCTGTGCTAAGAGTTCTTATTTTACCACTTGCTATTCTTACCTGTCCTCTGTATGCTGTAACTGCACCTACAGGTGTGTAGTGTAAGAACCTATTAAACACATTTGTTAATACTCTAGCAAAAGGAATAAACGTAGTCATAACTGGCCCAATTCCTGGCATCTGTCTTGACTGTACAATAAAGTTATATAAGTAACTTAGTGCACCTTCTGGTTCATAGTTGAAAGTTGTTTTAGCAGCAAAGTCTTCTGACTGGCCTTGAATAGTCATGTCTCTTTGTGCCTCAATCAATTCATGTACTCTTATCTTATATCTTGTAGTTCCTTCCTCAAAACCTTCTTTAATTGCTTGTGCTTTTGCTTGGTCTTTTAGTTCTTGAGAAGGCTCTAATATACTTTCTGCTCTTTTAATATCTTCAGGTGTTACATCTTTACCTCTTTTAATTCTGTTTGCAAGTGCTCTGGCTTGCATTTCTTTTGCAGAATGGAAAAACATTTGATCACCTGCGACCATTGCTCTTTGAACATATTTCAAAAAGTTAGGTGACCATGGTAAAAACTTAGAATTTAAAAGCCAGTCTGCTGAATCAGTTACTTTTTTAGGTAATAGTTTACCTATAACAGTTTCATTAGTATTGAATCTCCACCACTCAAGTAGAGCAGGGTTATCAAACTTATTTGACTTATCAGACTTTATACCAGTTTGTAAAATGTTTTTAGCATTTAACCATCCTTTACTAAGTCCTTTAATCATTCCTATTGGTGCTTGGAATATTGCTTTTGGATTTCCAAGGATAGCCTCTCTTATAGATGTAACAATTAATTCATTACCAATAGACATTACGTTAGCCATAATGTTTCTCAACTGAGTTGTCATTCCTGACAGTATACTAGCATAGAAATAAGCCTCAAACACACCTTTAAAAGAAGATCCTAAAAGTTGCTGAACGTATTTAAATTGTTTTGCCATCGCCTCAGATTTTGGTAACCCTTCTGCTGCGTTGTCAGACTCTTCTTTTAATCTTTTTAATTCGGCCTCTTGTTCTTTTGTTAAAGGTTGTTTACCTGCCTCTTTTAATTTTTTGTTTACTAGAGAAACTGTTCTGTCGGCACTTAATGCTTTTAATAATTTAAATGCTTGAATAAACCTACCTGCTTTTGTTCCTTCTGCTGCTATGACCTCAACAATATTATTTATAGATGCTGATATTAAATTAGCCTCAGAGTCTTTTCCTTCTGTTCTTAATTGTTGTGCCTTCTTCTCTAACTCCATTATAACCTTATTGGTTAGAGCAATTCTAACTTCAGGTAATAAATATTCAGGATTAGATTTTATTACAACAATAGCATCCTCTAAACCTAGTCCTTCAAACATAGCATCAGCCTCAGCCTCTGTTATGTTATTTCTTTTTGGAATATAAGTTTTAGCCTCATCAGATAGTTCTTCAAAAGTTTGTTCACTTAATACCTCTTCAAGTCTATTAGTATATTTTCTTTTCTCAGATCTTGGAGAATCTTCTGGCACTTTACCATTATACATTTCTCCTAATTCTTTTCTAGATAAATCAGGGAATCTTCTATGATAGTAATCAACTAACTGCTGTTCTGTAAATTTACCCTGCTCTTTAAGCCTTGTTATGCTTTCAGAAATCTGTTTTTTATTTGTATCAGTATTTAACTGAAATGACATTCCAGGATTCTCTGATTCATTTAACACTCTTACTGGTGCGTATGTTAATCCTACAGTTGTAGGTAGTATTTGTATATGTGATCTTGGCTTACCATCTTTATTTCTTGGTCGCCCAACTTCAATATTTGTATCTGTATCTGGATCTGTTACATTATCTCTCCAATCCATTCTATCTTTTAGAATGTGTAACCTAGTTCTAGCATTACCTTCAGATGCTATTGCTTTAGGATAAGATTCATGTGCATCAGAATCTACAGGTTTTACTTTACCATCTATTTCTAATACAGCATAAATTTTATTTGTTTGAGATTCACTTCTTAAAAGTGGTTCACCTAACATATATGATACAGCAGCCTTTAAATTAGCAGGTGAAACTCTACCACCTGTGGCTTTCATTTGCTTGAACCCTATACTTTCTTTAAAAAACTTTAGAACTTTTTTATTTGTTCTATCGCTAGTTGCAGCCTTATTAATATTCTTTGCAACTCTACCTAAGAAAGATTCTACAAATACCTTTCTGTCTTGAAACGATGATTTGTCTGCTGCAAGTTTAGTTCTGATTGTTTTTAATGTATCTTCTAAATTACCTCTTGCTTTTACACCTGCTCTTAATCCTGTTACAACATCTTTTACAATACCTGTCTTCTGGTCTTTTACTTTCTTAGTCATTGAATCATTGGCTGCGTTAACCAATGATCTTTTAACTTGACCTTCTGTTATTCCTAAACCTTTAAGGAAAGTAGGAGACATAAATACATCGACCACACCATTCGCTGCTGTAGTTGACGATAATAGTTTACTAGGTGTTGCAGTAACTAATCCCATGTATACCTTACCATCTTTGTTTTTCGCTAAAGACTGGTTAAGGGTTCTAACTAATGAACTTGCACCATCTTCAGTTGATGCCCAGAAAAATCCTGCTTGATGAAATTTAATAGGGTAGTACATACCACCTTTTCCTTCTACAATTAAATCTCCATCTTTACTTATACTACCAGAGAATGCAAAGTCTGGAGTATGTAAAACCATATTCTTGTCTGAGAAATCTCTTAAAGTTTTATTCTTAGTTATAAAGCCTGATGCCTCTAACGCTTTAAAGTTGTCTGAGTTTTTATCATATGAATAGTTTAAACCAGTCATAGGATCTTTAAAGTCTGCTTGGAATGATAACTGGAATGGTACATCATCCATCTCTTGATCATAAGACTCTTCTAGTTTAGAATTTGGATCAACAGTCTTATCCATTATTGCCTGAGAGTTTCTGGCTGATGGGTTCATACCAGTAACAGTCATAAAGTTTTCCTTAGCATCTTTAAGTTCTTGAGGTACAGGTAAGTAATTGCCTGGATTGTCAGTCATCATTTCAACTAACATATCCTCTGTTACTCTTGGTTGATTTGCGTTATAGTCTCCGTAATATTCATATTCCAGATTCATCGCAGCCTCATCTAGAGCCATACCATCCTTACTAAACCATCCTCTTGCTAATGTATTTGTAATAGAATTTACATCTCCGTTATCAATAAATGATTGTCTCTTAATTTTATAACCAATAAACTCTGCAAGTATTGGATCATAGAATTGACCTCTATCAAACTTATCCATTTCTATAGCCTGATTCAATCTCATTCCTGCATCAACCCATTCAGCAGGCAACTCATTCATTTCTATAATTTCCTGTTCTACCTTTCTTCTTGTAGGTTTAGATACAGGCTTACCTGTTTTTTTATTTATAATCTCAAGGTTTCCATCGTTATTATATTTAACCTCAACATTTTTATTTAGTGTTTTGAGTTTTTGTCTAACAGGAACAACCTTTTGACCAGTAAGTATTTCTGTACTTGCTAGTTCTATAAACTCTCTTAATGTAAGGTTCTGAATTTCACCCTCACTTTTTACATTAAATTTATCTTTAATGAAATCGAAGAACTCTTGTATCCAGTTCTTCCACATAGTTTCCTGCTGTTGATCTTCAAATATTTTAGCACCTCGCTGTCCTATTGCGACTGCAAGTGCCTCATCTAAAATTTTATCTTCAGTATATACTTTTTGTAAATCAGGATTTTGTGCTATCTGCTCTTTTAATCTTTTATAGATAGGACTATCTTTCATTAAGTCCATCCCTTTTTTCCAAAGTTCTGGTCTTTCTTCTTGAGCAATTCTTGTCCATACATGAGCAAACTCATGAACAGGAGTATCTTGACTTGCTGTCTTAGGGTTTATTAAAACTCTATTATTTTTGACATCATAAACTCCCCTTGCTTGCTTTGCCATCTCTGGTGATACACCTTGACTTAATGCTAACTGCTCTACAGCCTCAGCATCCATCTCTATGTTTACACCAGGAAAGTTTTCTTGTAATCTTTTAACTAATGGTTCTAAAAAGTTTTGATCTGCTTTTGCAGTAGCCAATTCATCTTTAGTAAACAAAGGTTTTGGTGCAGGTTTAGGTTTGAAGATATTCTTCTTACCCCCTTCATTTTCCACCATTGTTTTTAATTTTCCTAAAGCCTCTTGATAGGTTTTAGATTCTTTCATGGCTTTGTTAACTGCCTTGTCTAAATCCTTAGTACCATTTTTATCTTTTGGGCCATAAACTTTTAATCCAAAAGCATCATTATATAGCATAACAAAATGACCAGGAACTATTTCTGCATCATAGACTTTTTCGTCAGGCTTTGGATCAACTTTGGTTTCAGGGTTAGGTTCTGATTCCACATTTTGGTCACCCTCACTTTTAACTTCTGGTTTTGCATCCTCCTCTACTTTAACTTCTGGTGCTACATCTTCCTCTGGTTTAACCTCTGGCTTAACTCTACCATCTAATACATTTTCTGGATCATTATTTAATGCCTCATCAATTGCACTATCTACTTCTTCATTAACTTCTGGAGTTACTTCAGGTGTTACATTTTCTTTTGTATCACTCTTTTTTGGTTTAACAGGTGTTCTGTTGTCTTGTAACTCTTTAGCGATTGCATCATTAACAATTGCATATTGTGCTTGTAATACTTCTAATAATGCAGGTTGGTCTTTAGCAAGATCCATATTGCTTTTTATTGCATCAGACCTTTGTAATAAACTTAATAGTTTTGTTTCTGATTCTTCAGACAGTTTTCCTGTACCTACTTTAGCAGCATCTAATTGCTTAAACAGATTGCTAAATTTAGCCTTTGTAGCATCTGCTTGTTCTTGAGTGTAGTTTAGCATATTCCCAGTCTCAGGATCTAAATACTCTTTACCTACTAACTCATCAGTTCTTTTAAAGAATTTGTCTTTTGCTTTATATGCAGCATATGTCGCCTGTTGTTGTAGTGCAGATTGATTTGTAATAGCCATTGGGCCTGTTGCAAAACCTGCTGCAAATCCAAATATAGCAGACTCTTCTAACTCTCCTCTTGACCACTTAACCTCAAAGTCTTTATCTGGAGTAAGGAATTGATTAAACCCTCCTCTTACAGCATTAAGTGCAGGAACTTCTGCCAACTCCTCGAGCATTTCTCTTTTACCTTGACCAAATACTTCACGCATTGCATAACCAAAGGCTTTCTTTTTAGACTCCTTTCCACCTGCTGCTAGGTAATTTATATATCTACTTGTTAATGCTTGTGCTGCTTTTTTCTCACCAATTAAATAAAACTGTGGATTGAACTGTGCAACACCTGCAACAGCCAATGATCCAGTTACTGCAAACGCTGATGCCTCTGAAGGTGATAATCCTTGTTTGATTGCCTCGGCATATAATTGATTATGTGTTTGTCCAGTTACTGCACCAGTTAAACCTATTCTATTTGCAACATTAGACTTGGATAAATAATTACCTGTTCTTGTTAAACCTCCTGCTTTTGCAAGAGTTCCTGTTGCTTTTACTCCTGTACCTAATCCCTTAGTACCAAACATTAAGATTCCTAAGTCAGCCATTACTCCAACAAATTTTGGCAATGCACCTTCAAAGTTATATTGCTGTTCGTCTTCGTACTTTGTAGGATCTTCTTCGTATTTATCTATAACTTCTTTAACAATCTTCTCATCTTGTATTAAGAAACCATCTTTATCCCTTACTGTTTTAGGGGTTCTTCTACCTTCAAACAAATCATCTGATACTACTAATTGATAATCATCAACCATAGCAACTCTCTCAGATAAACCCCTGTCTTTATTACTAGCCTGTCCTAAAGATGCAACCATGCCAGGATTTAATTCTTTACTTAATATTCTTTCTGCTCCTTCGGCAAATGCATCTGTCCAACCATAGTCATCGTTAAACGCTAATGTTCTTGGTAAACTTGCTAAGTCATTTGCTGCTTTGGCCAAAGAAGATAATATAGGTTTTGTGATATTATTCTTAAACCACTTAGGTTGATAACCTCCTGGTGTTCCTAAAGATGTTAAGTCAGGTAGATCATATTTTTCTATTGTATCAACTAAACCTTGTGCTGCTTTTAAATCTTTTTGATTCTGTATAAACTCAGGGTTTCTTGTGTCAAAATTATCACTTACATCTCTTAAATGACCTAATACATTTATTGCTCTTTGATAGTTTTTGAATTCTGGTAAACTATTTAATTTAGAAAACCTTTTCTTCATTTCATCATAACTAGTAAACAGAAATCTTTTTGAATCTGTACCACCATACTGATTTGGTTTGTCATAAGAATACTCTGCACCTTCCTCACGAATATTATTAATCTGCTCAATAATTAATTCTTTCTTTTGTGGATCTTTTACTGTTGCTAACTGGTCTTGTAAGGTTCTTATTTCTTTACCTTGAGAGTTAAGTTGGTTAATTAAGAAACCATACTCTTCTCCATAATTTTCCCAGACTTGACTTTTTTCTACTTCATCAACCACTTGAAACATATCTTCAGACATGACATTAAGTGCTTTTTGTTCGAACTGTCCTTTAGCAATACCATCTAACTTGCCATCATTATATTCAAGTTGACTTGCAAGTAAATTTTCACCTGTAGATAGTGAATAGTTTTTTATAACATCATAAAAATCTCCACCATCTGTAACAATTTGTGAGGTAGTACCTAATGCTTTCTTTGCTCTTTCTGCTTGCTTAAATGCTTTTGCTTTTTTATTCTTTAAATCAAGATCTTTTTTTTCTTGTTCAGACATTCTATCATATAGGGTAGGCATTCTACCTGCTGAACCATCTGCATAGTAATTAGATTGATTTCTTTTTGCCTCTACTTGTTGATCTACAAATGAGGCTGAAGAACCTTGAAATCTTGGTAGATTTTCTGCTGACTCTGGAGTATTAGTTATTTCTAATGCAGGTGCAGGTAAGAATTTATCTGCATTGAACTGGTCATAATTATCATAACCAAATATATCTTTTGCATTTTTACCTACATTCTTAAATACTTTGTTTCGGTACTCATTAGATTGCATTTGAAACTTGAATTCATCAAATGTTTTCTTTTGAGGGCCATACATACTTTGTATTCTTTCCCACGCTGCGAGTAGTTCTTTTTCCTCCATTTAGGTTTTTTTATTCTGTTACGTTCTGGCCTTGTATGTAAGACTTCATTTCCTCTTGAGTTACTGAAACCACATCACCATTGGATAGCGTTACTTTATAATTGTCTCTACCATATCCTGGCCAAACTGCACCTCTTTCAATCATATCAATTGATGCTGTTGGATGAATAGACTTTACAACCTTACCTTCCCATGCAGTATTTAGTTTACCTGCTATTTCTGTAAACAAATCATACTCTTGTGAGTCGTTTCTCATTCTTTCATATACATTCTCAATATCTGAAACAGCACTACCTGCTGTGGCTTGTTGATACCTTACATTCTGTGCCTCTCTTTCTTCGGCAGTTAGAGTGTTTTGGTATGGATTGAAATCTGTACCTGTCAATGATTGGTTACTAGGTTTCCAATTACCACTTTGCAATTCAGCATCAGTCATATCACTTCTGCTTTTAACAGTCTTACCATCAGTATATGTTTGACGTATGTTAAATGCTTTTCTACTGTTGTCATATTCTGGCAATGAGTTAGCATCCTTCATTGTAAATCCATTACCTGAACTTGATGCCATAATCATTAAGTCATTAAATTGACTTTCATCATATCTCTGAATACCATTACCTGTATCAATATATAGAGCATCTTCGTTTTCTGCTCTAAATATTTTCTTAGCAGGTCTACCTGGTGATTTACCTATTCCTGGAATTAATTTTATATCCTTGAACTGATCTGTAATATCATATCCAGAAAGAGTAGTGTTTTCAAAATTCATTTTAGTTACTGGAGTCTTGCCTATAATAGCATCGCTACCCATCATTGATCTACTCAATTGTGTTGCAATTAATGCTGAAGGATTTGGTTTGTTTCCTGAACCTCCATCACCTTGTCCTGGTTGGAACTTCTCAGTAGCACTAGATACACTTGCGTAATCTGGTATTACTTTTTTCATTTGATCTAAAACAAATTCTTGACCTGCTGATATTTCTGCTTTTTCTTTATCCTCTTCAGATGCAAATGTTTGTCCTGCTAGTTTTTGATTTACAAAATTATCTAACATGGCAGTATGTGCCTTGCTTGATGTTCCCCATTTCTCCACTAAATCAGCAGGTACTTCAGAGGCATTTTTAAATACAGGAACAGAAACACCATTGCTTAATTTGTAAAACTGTGTCTTCTCTCCTTGGTAGTTACCAGTCTTCATTGTGGATAAACCACCTATCTCACCTTCTTTTGTTGCTAAGTTTCCTCCAAACTTGTAAGAACCTAAAAGACCTACAAAGTCTTCTCTTACAGTATCCTCATTTATGTTGTCTGTGTTTTTTAAATAACTCTGATATAGATTCTGCATTTGTGCGTTATCTAAATCCATATTAGTGTTATCTTCTAACATTGCAAAGAAACCATCCTTGCTGTAATATTTTTTATCTTCATCACCCTCAAACGCTGCACTAGTTCTTTCTAGTAGTTTAGTAACTTGTGCTTGTTTCTGTACAGCCATTCCTAATTCAGCACTAGCCTCATTTAAAACCTTAGAGTAATTCGCTTTGTTTGGATTTAATTTTGACATTCTATCAATTGCAGCCTCTACCTGCACAACCATATCATCAGAGAAATGTCCTGAAACAATACCATCTCTAAGTTTTTGTGCTTGAGCAAATTTGGTCGCTTTGTTTTTGGCTATGATTCCCAGGGTTGTTCTGAATGATGCATCCCTAGATTCTGCACCATCATTTATAAATCCTGGTATAGAATTTTTTTGTAGTGTTGGAGTTGATTTAACTCCCATTAAGCCTGGTGTAAATTTTGCCATAGTTATTCTTTTATGATGCTAACGCTGATCCAACATCAGCAATACCTGATGCTGCTTGGTTTAATCCTCCAAAAGTCATCTGTCTTGATGCTGCATTATTAGCCATTGTCATTTCTACTTTTTGATTGTATGGATCTAGTTCATTTAGTTTAAAAGCCTGATCTCTAAAAGATGATAGGTTACTTAGTGATTGTGAAAAATCTGCTCTACGCTTATCTCTTTGTGCTGCTCCACCTTGTTGTGCTTTTATTAAAGCATCTGACATACCTGCCTGTGATGCTGTACCTACTGCCAATAAATCCTCTAAAGAACCAGAGGAAGATCTAACTGTGTTTAATTGATTTTGTTTATCAGTATTTAATTGATCTAACAATTCTTGTTGACCATCTAGTCGAGCATTGACTAAGTTTCTATTCATAGCAACATCCTGACCTACTTCTTTTGGTATTTCATACTTAGGCCTCATTGCTATTAGATTATCAATTTCTCTTTGTCTTTTCTTTTTACCAAAAATCCCAGATGCCATTTGAGCAAGGCCACCGACTGCTTTTAAGCCTGCACCTGCTACTAACATTCCTGTTGCTATTCCTGCCATAACTTTTCTTTTTTATTATATTCTTCTAATGTTATTGAATACAAGTCATCTTGTATTTCTTTAATATCTGTTGATTCAGTAGGGTTGGCGTGTACATTAATAAACAAACACTCCTCTACACATACAATAAATCTTTTAGCACCTTTTAAAGACCTTGAATAACATGGTGCTATATGCTCTACAGTTTCATCACCAGACGTTACACTTATCCTGCCTTTTAATAAAAACCAAAAATGGTTAGTATGATGCATCGCACTAACCACAACAGAATCTTTAGGCATAATCATCTTTCTCATATATAAAGGGCCACAATAATCATGACTTATTTGAAAGACATCATTTTCAACTAAATTTTCTCCATCTCCATATACCCCTTCCTTGTCATTATTAGCAATCATTACATTCTGTAATTCCTCTAATTGTTGAGTAAAATTACTAACACCCTTATTGTTGACCTGTTCTACTAAACCTTCCATTTAAGTTGTATGTCCTTTACTTGTTATATATCCGATATTAGAATGTTTAATCTCTAATTCTTCTGCTCTGAAGGTCATGAATACTTTTATATATTGACCTCTTAGTTTTGTCCCCCTCATTAACTTATCACCATATGATGCGTTATCGCCAACATTAGGATCATTAACATCTCCGAATAACTCAGAATAATAAGTTCCTTCTCTTTTTATATAGTCATCTTTCACAAGATCACTATTCATTGTCCAGTTTTCTATTGTTTCAAAACTACTTATGTTTGGTTGTGAATTACCTTCAACAGAGTGTGTCATAAACACTTTAGGCTGCGATGGTGCTACATTATCAATATAAGTAACTTGAGTTGGATAATTTCCATTGTAAAAATAGTTTTTATTATTTACATCATCATGAATATATAACTTCCCTTTCACAAATGTAATTATGCCAGTTTTATACGTTGACATATATTCTGGTATATAAGAATATCTAGATGTCCATCTACCTGCATCGTCATTCCAGGCTAGTGTTGCTTGAGATCCTGGTTGTAATTCAGTAATTGTGCTAAATTGTTGTACCCATATTTGATAGTTAGTTTCCCATGTGTAAGGACTAGTATTACTATTAGTAAAAAACCATGATATATTTGGATTGTCACCATCAACAGATGTAACTGTATGTGTAATTTCTGCTACATTATTGTTGGGTAGATTGTTTTGTGAAAATATTGTTGTACTTCCATTTCCAATTTTAACATCTACATCTACTTTAGCAGGTGCTCCTCCACTTTCAGCCTCTATGATTTTATAAACCACTCCACCTCCATATAACTGACCTACAGCCAAGTTAACTCCAGAAGGTATTGCCATTTCTCTTACTGCTCTAGTTCTATATCTTTGTGACTTTGGTCGCCCAAACCATGCTCCTCCACCAGAGTTAGGGTTAAATGATATAGATATAACAGGTGTTTTGTCATTTGGATTACCACCTTCAGTTGATGCCCAATATGCTTTTTTCTGGTAATGCGTTTGTGTTTTTGTAAGTGCTGCACCTCCTGCACTAACAAGAACAGGATCTAGAATATTTCTTAGTTGATATAAAACACTTAGTTGTGGTGCAGATGGTAGATACCAATCATTATAAGTAGTACCATTTACAGTCCTTGAAATATCTGATGTTCTTTTTGCAGCAGAATCAACATGACCTGATTGACCAAGTATAGCAACTGTATTAGGTTGCCCAGAATAGTTTTGATTTAATCCACCAATATAAGTATGTATATTACTCCATTGAGGCAGGTTATTAATTTCATTTTCATTATTTTCTATATCCTGACCTTCATATAAGTCTACTATATAAGCAGTAGAAGGTGCTGAGAGTGCAGGGTAATCGCTTGAAATATCAAACCTTATCTTGATCTCATCTCCTATATTTAAATCTGTACTTATACTAAAATCACTCATATCTTAATTTAATATTGTTCTTCTAATTCTTGACCTCCACCACTAGACGTTGTACCTCCTTGAGATACTGTGCTTTTAATTAACACAGGTAATCCACCAGTTTGATTTAGACTTGTAGGGCTAAACGCTGTTACAGTAAACCCAATATTTCTAGAGTTAGAGGATTGATTTCTTGGTATTGAATAACTTACTGTATCAGTAGTTTCCGTAGAACCAATATTTACATTAACAGTTGCACTATTGCCAATAGTATCTTCTATTGTTATTGATCCTGATACTGTATTAGCATCATAGGTTTTCGTAACTCTAAAATTAACACTACCTCCAGTTGGAGAAACAGTTGAAGATAACAATTGAATATCACCAATTCCTCCTGATGTTGCTACAGGTGTGGCAAAGTTTCTTATTACTCCATATGCTGTGCCTACATTATTTATAGCATATGCTCTATAATAATAAGTTGTGTCTGCATCTAATGTAATTGACTTGCTGTCAAAATCAAACTCAAAATCATATGGGAATGAAGGTATTACTGTTACATATGCTTTATCAATTATACCAATTTGACCTACTACTGGTGTTGAATTTTTACCTATAACAAAACCAAACCTTGTGATTGTTGCTCCACCATCAGCACTAATCGTTCCTTCTGCTTTATTTTCTTTTGCTATATAAGCATCGGTAATAACAGTTGCTAAACTATTAGATGCACTACCAGTAGTAACAGATCTTGTATTAGCAAAAGTTGTTCCTAACTCTGTTATTGCATATGCTCTAAAATAGTATAATGTATCAGAACTTAAACCAGTTAGTGCTTTTTCAAAAATTCCTGTAGTTACTGCACTATCAACACATTTAGTGTCGTTTAGATCTGGATTTTGATTTGTACTTGAATAAACAAACCCTCTTTCTTGTATAGTACCAGTTCCTGAAGATTCAAGTTCACCTATCATATTAAAACCTGTAGTCGTAATGCCATTTGCATTTACTGTTGAAATTACAGGATCTATAAGTTTTCTTGAATTTATATCAACCCTAGATGTCTCAGCATCAATTCCACTAATAGTTAGATTCCAACTACCTGCTGCATAATAATGTAGTGAACTATTATTTCCTATTGCAGTTGCATTGGTAGAAATATCTCTTTGTGGAATATTAGATATCACTCCATTTTTAGTATATGTGAAGCCTGTTGTTGGTGTTATATCACCCAGTCTAAAATTAAAGTTAGATGTAAAAGGAATTACCAAAGTACCATTAGTAGCATCTAAGGTTTTTTGTTCATCGGTTATTCCTGAATATTCTGGAGTTACTAATCTTATAGGTGTTGTATTAAATCCATCAAATTTACTTGAATAGTTCAATGGGTTATTAACTAATACACTTTTAGTTGGTGAAATTGCAACCTCTTCTTTTAATGTTATATCTATTCTATTTGCTGCATTAGGTACTTGGTCAAACTCTAAAGCACCTGTGCCTGCTTTGAACAATGTAGCATCATTTGGATCAACAGCAAATCCTCCACTAACAGCATTTTTAACTGTCATATTCTCTTTAGGATTTGGACTTGTAATTGCATTTGCAGGAATTTTAAAGTCATTTGGTGCTGTAAATCCAACCACACCCACACCATTATTAAGTCCTATACTTTGATTTATAGGATTCTTAAATCCATTTATAAATACATTAATGTCTCCAGTATAATTTCCTCCACTTGGAACTTTATGTGTTCCTGAAATTTGTGGTTTTGAAGGATAAAATCCTGGGCCTTGTGTTGTAACCTCAACCTCTCCAGTTGCAGGAAGAGTTAAAATATATTCATTATTATAAGCATCATATGTTGAAGGTATAAACCTGTCAATCGTATCACTTACAATTATATCAGACTTCTCTTTGAAATAAGTCTTCATTTTAACATCACCTATAGCCTTTAAACCATTAGAGTCATACTTTACAACTGTTGCATTTTTTAAATCATACCAATATGCTCTACCTTCATTTATTGCAATAGATTCAGGATGAACTGTTCCATAAGATCCTTGTAATGAATTCTTAGTTCCAATTACTCCTTTTGATACAGATAAAAACTGACTACCACTAGAGGCTTGTTGTAACTGAGACTCTCCTAGATATATACTAGTAGTTTCATTTTCAGATATTGCTAACATTACAGTACCTGTAGACTGTGTTTTAGATGTTATATTTAAAGATCTTAATGGCCCTGTAGCATCATCTAATCTATCTTCATCTAAAGCACTAAACTTGGACAATCCATTAACCTTACTTCCTGGTATTTTTGTTTCACTAAAAACAATACCAGTTGGCTTATTCTGTGCACTAACATCAGCAGGTATAAGATTAGGTCTACCTGTTATTTGAATCCAGTTTAAAAAATAATCATCACTTGGATTCATTGCCTCAGCAGAATAACTATACTCATCTGGCTGATCAACTCTTATATTAAACTTAGTATCTACTGGTGCATTAAGGTCACTACTTTGTTCTAGGCTAGATTTTAGAATTAAGTGAACCAAAGTTCCATCTGACTTACTTACTTGACTTGCTGTATTGTTATTTGCCTGTGAGTCAAGTATATACATTCTGCTTTTCCCATTATCTCCAGCAGGCTCAATTGTTCCTCTTCTAAATAAAATATGATGATCAGGATGATAACCACATAATTTAACCCCAAAAGTTGATCTCCAAAAGAATTCCTCTATTGTTGCATAGTTCTCTAATATCTCATTAGGGTTCATGGTTACAGTAAAACTGTGGTTTTGATCACTACTTGGCCATCTATCTCTATGCTCTTTTTGATAAACCTTAACCTCACTACCTGCAAATATTACCCCATTAGGAGGTGATATAAAATGTGAGTATGTTCTACTGTTTACATTCCCTAATTGATTTCCTGATGTTTTACCAGAGACTGCCCATTCATCACCTACTGTATGACCTGTGGTCGCTGCAAATGTAATTGCAACATTATTCTGTAGGGTTTGTGCGTTTCCTGTTATATTAACATCACTACTCCAAGCGTGGTTTGTTAGCCTTTGGTTGAATGGTCTTCTTCTCCATTGGAATTTGTCAGGTGTTCCAGTTGCTGTTATTTTTATTTCAAACCTACAATCAACTCCATTGTTATAATTTCCTATACCTGTGTTAGCAGTCATATCATTTAGACCTGTTCCATGAAAATATGGAAAGCCTATGTATGCTGTATTTCCTTTAAATGGCTCATCATGGTCATTCTTAGATAGTGCTGTAGCCTCTTCAAAGTGAACTGGTACAGAAGATGTATCTGCTTTTCTAGCCTTCATATATACATCTCCAATAAGATGCCCAGTTAACTGATCAAATGTTTTATTTGCAGTTCCTGGGTTCTGTATTTTTCCCCTTACTGATTCGTAATAAAACTCATTTTCTTGTATTTTATGAGGACTGTAAATTTCATAAACTACAGTATAGTCTGCATTTGCTAAAGAAGATTGTGCTAAGTAATCAGCAGAATTTAAATTCACAAGATTACAAAGAACATATTTACCCATAGTTCCAGTAATGGCAAACTCAAGAACTTTACTATCTGTAATAAGTTTTATTCGGTCACCCTCCTGGTAACTATAACCCTGCTTGTATGATGTTAAATCACCTAACCCAATAGCAATACCTTCATGTTTAATATCAAATGATGTGAATTCGTTTAGCGAAAATTTTCCAGTTGGATCATCATTTGCATCTAACTTTTCAATTCTTACTGTAAAATTACCTGTGCTATCATATTGATAATATCTTATTTTGTCTGCAAGGTTTCCTATAGTAAAATCTTTTGTAAGATTTTTAGTTCTTAATATAGCGTAGTGAGTTGCCCAGTCTGGTATCAGACTTGTGGCAGTAGCATTTAAATTAAAATCAATAAAACTATTATATGTTGTGTATACTAGATTTCTTTCTGCTGTAATAACCTTCATAGAGTCATCAGTTAAAACACCTGCTGTTCTACCTGCAAAATCAAAAAATGCTAACCCTACTTGATATGCTGATGAGCAGGAGTAACCTACTATTCCACCTCTATCCCTAACTTCTTGATTAAATATCGTAACATCAAATGGTGCTACAACTACATCGACATCCATATCGGCTGAGGTCATTTTCCTATTATTGACTAAGCCTTCTTTAATGTTCCCTAGAAATAATCTGTTTCTACCTATTTCTAACGCTTGTGCCTCATAAGGAACTGTATCATAAAGTTTTATACTATTACTGTCATCAACAGCAGATCCTAAAACATCATTATGATAATCACCTTTTATAACATTAGGAACATAGTTTGTTTGAGAATTAAATTCATTTGGGTGAGATGTTCTAGTAAACTCTTTCCATATAAAATATGATGTGTCTTTATCAAACTTTACAGCGAATTGAATTTTTTCTACATCATCTGCAATACCAGTTGGAGTTGCCTCATTTAATGGAAACCCTACGACAATTTTTTTAGTTGTTTCATGATTGTCATCATCCATGTCTTGGTTTGGATAATGTGGTGTAGTAGGTGCAAAAACACTTATCTCACCATCTTTATAAACATATCTATATGAGAATGTTAAACTTCTTGATTTTAAAAAACTAGTATCTCTTGTTGAATCCTCTTCCACTTTTATAGTAAGTGGCATCATAGGAGGTTTTCTTATTACAGTTACTACTGATTTTTTAATTGGTGATTCATATGCTGTTTCTAATGTAGCGTAACCAGGTTGATTTAATTTAATACCTCTTTCTACATTAATCTTACATGGCTCTCTATCTCTAACACCAGACCAATACAATAAACCATCTATGAAAGATATTGCTGTAATAGGCTCTAGTTCTTGAAAATTAAGAGTATATGTAGATTCCATATTAGCATCTGACAATACCATATATATAGACTCTGATGAGGCATCATACATAAATATATATGAATACCCATTAGGCTTAGTTACAAAGTAAAAAACATTATTAGTAGTAGGATCTTCATGAGTGCCTATAACTTTATCGTCACCACCACCAATTAGCAATGAAGGGTTAGGTATTAGTCTATTACCTACAATATTTGACAATGATCCAGACTTTCCTTCAGAAGAAGATATAACTCTAGCGTTCAACGCATCTACATTGTCGTCTTGTTTGTGTGCAAAAAATGCATCGTCAGAATTTAATCCTGCTATAAATGTTTTTTTACTGTTCTCCATCCTTACGATTTAATGGCAGCAAAAGTATGAGAACGTAGAGATTTTAATACGTCTTCAATTTTTAACTGATAGTTTCTACTTCTATATCTTTTATGTGCCTGAATAAATTCTTCCTTGGCTAATTGTTTTAAATTCATTGGAGACATTCTATCGTGTTCTGTCATTCTCCATAAAATATATCTTTCAATAGGCTCTGCTGCATATGCAGGTAGGGTAGTGTTTGTTGAGTCACCTGGCAATCCTGTAGTTAAATAATCTATAACTATATGTTTTGCTTTATGTAATGATGGATCTAACATTATTTTATTCCTTTCTGGAATAACCATAAAAGATCCCTTATATGTAGATTTATGTCCAAAGTGTCTACCTAAGTGTTCGCTTTTATCATTAGCGTGTGATGCATAATAATACGAATCTGAATAAGCAGTTCCATTATCTGACTCTACATCTGGATATGGTATTTGGTTACCTGCATCATCTAAATTCATTAATCTATTAAATGAGTCTTTTTCAATTAGTTTATTTACATATTGACCATTCTCATATCCTACTCTTATATAATCAACATAATCATCTGGTAAGGTCACCTCTAGATTTGCATCTACAGTTAATTTTGTAGACTTAATTTTAAATGGTGAATCATAGTTTATTTCCCTAAGACCTTTTAATGCATAATGTAAATACTGCATATAATAATGTATAGGCTTACCAGTTGTAAGTAAAGATGATCTAACTATTTCATTTACTGTGTATGTTCTCATATTTGATTATTTGAATCTGAAACTTTATCTACCACTTTAGGTAGTGCTCCTAGAATAGTTAAACATTCTTTTATAATAGAATCTTCATGTTCAGCAGGGATTGCTAAATAATCATACTCGCCTAAAACAGTAGGATCTATAATAAGTAATGATATTAGGCATTTTTGAAACTGGCATGATGGATCATTTAATACATCTTTAGTAAAAAATATCTTATTTCCTTCTGCCCAATAACCAACTTGGTTTTCTAAAAACTTTGTTTGTTCTTGAGATCTAAGTGCAGTATACTGTCCTGTTTGTATAGGTATTAGTTCATCAAGTAGAACTTGCTTTCCACCTACCATTGGTTGTACTTTCCATACACCCATATTTCTAGGTACTGATATTGGCATCACAGGCAATACACAATAAGGTCTATCCATATCGGCATTCTGTTCAACTATACACTTATATGATGTTACTAATGTGTGTGGAGGAAACATCTCCCCCTGGGATATATTAGATGCAACATATTCTTTTTTTAATACTTGGTTTACCACCTGGCCAACCAATAAATCAATGTCTGCTCTAGAGATTTCCCTATCATCTGAAGGATTACCTCCAGTATATAATCTTAATATTTGATCAGTTAATTTTCCTTTAGTAATCATAATCCTTCTTTGTTTTTAACCTCTGTGTAGTTATATACATTCACATCTTCTAAATGAACTCCGAGGGATGTTAAGGTTCTGTTGAGTATATCGTTCACACAATCTTCAGGCCAGTTTAGTTCTACACTAGCAGGAAGAGTATATGTGTTACCTGCTGAAATTTGAGTTCCATCTGCAAGAGTCAAGTCGCTTGTTGCAGTTGCAGTTAATGTTGCTGTAGTCGATGGGTTGTGTACAATTTTTCTACCATCAACCACATGACTGAATAAAGGTTTTTTAGGTCTTTCTAAATACATTACAAAGCCTGAATGGGATTCCTCTGGGAAAAGTTGAATTTTTTCACCAGAGTCCCCTAAGATACCTATAGGTGCTGTTACCGAAGGAGCAGCAACTTGAGAAACTAACCTATCAGCAAGTTGATCTTCACTTACAATTTTTACACTTTTAGTTACATTTTTACTTGCAGTATTTCTATCAAATGTTACAAAAAGTTCTGTATTAGTATAAGTATTGTTAGTTACATTATTAAGTGTTTTTGATACATACATTCCTAATAAATGTAAGTATTCACCTGCTAAAGTTGTTAGGCTAACTACCCCTGAAGAGTTGCTAGTAAATTGTTCTCTTTTCTTAAAATATCTTAGGTCATCACTTATCTTTTGTGTTTGACCATACGCAATAGGAGGTATTGACCTACCTGGTTGATGCATCTTTGGATTACTGTATAATTCAGTAAACTTAGATAGTTGTGCTCTATCAATAGCCTTATCAATATCTAAATGAGAAACATACCCTGTAGCCTCTTTATTAAGTATAAATATTATGAAATCATGAATCTCCTTTATTGTCATCTTTTTCTACATTAGTAGAAGGCTGCTCGAGAATTTCTCCAGTAACTACATCAATCTGTACGTTTCCATATTTCTCTGTCAAAACTTCAGACAACCCCTTCATTTCCTCTGATACCTTCGATAAGGCTTGGAGTTGTTCGTCTTTTCTTTGATTTATGTTTTCAATCATTATCAATGTGTCACCAAGAGCAATCTTAATATCGATCTGCTTCTTGTTAAATTCCTGAATCTGTTCTAGGTGTTTCTTTGTTACTTTTTTCATTTTAAAATAAATTTATTGTTACTATTTGTTTGTTGTACAAATAAAAGAAATAAACCCATTAGGCTCATTAATATTTATACTCGGATGTTGAATTGATTAATCTTTTTATTGACGAGGTTGACAGTACATATTACTAAACGAAAATGATGATTCATGTTTCATGGCATTATACATATGAATATAAATAACACTACCTGCCATTCCAGTAAAATAATAGGTTCCTGAAGGTTCCTCATTTTGTCCATGGAAATTCCATCCTGCCTTCATTGGGTTTTCTGGAGCATAGGTATCATCAGATGCACCTGTCCAAACTTCCATGAATCCCAACCCTTCAACACTATAATCAAACCTTAGTTGGTCAAATGTATTATCTAGTAGTTTGATTTTTAAATAATTATGATAACCATGCTTACTGAATGCACCCAAGGAATCTGATTGTCCTGAAAGTTGACTTTCCCATGTACCTGTACCAGTGGTAAAAGATGCTAAATTATATGCCTTGACTTCTAAATAAACAGGAGGTGCAGCATCATGATCATAACCATACCACTCCGAAAATGAATGTGGTCTAGAGTTATTAGGATACTGGTCACTATCAGTATTTGTAGCATCCCAATTATGTCCGTTGTTTTTTTGAGTGTTCTGACCTAATACAAGGTCTTCTACTGAAATTACAGGAATAGCACCTGCTCCTGCTGAAGAGTTGTAATCATCTATCCTTTTTTCTTGAGATAGTTTAAAAAGACTTAATTCACCACTTGTAGGTACTGCCATTATTAAATATCTTTATCAGGTTCTGATATCTTATTCCATGGAAATGGAGTATCTATAAACTTATTTTGCTCCTTTATTATTTGGTCATCTAATATAGATATAGCAGTATTTCTTTCTATATCATCGTTTACCCAGTTTTTTACGTCACCCTCTTGTATTTTAGAAAACTCTGTAAAATCACCATTGTCAGGAGTTAAGTCTTTTGTATATGGAATTTTTTTAGTTATACCCTCTTCAGATTCTGCCACCCAAGAATAGTTAACTCTCGTTACCACATCAGTAAGATTTAAATCTCCTTCAGTATATTTAGGAGATGTGAATATTCTATTTATTTCTAATCTATAATTATTTGCCATGACATTCTTTCATTTGATTTTTCAATATATCTATCTCTTTTTGTTGCTCTTGTATTGCACCAATTAAAGTAGATACTAATTTTTCGTAGTCAACTGTTTTATAATCAGTAATATCCTCATCTTCTAATCTTCCTTGTTCTCTTACTACTTCTGGTATAATTTCTTCTACCTCTTGTGCTATAAGTCCAATTTCGGTTCTGCCTTTTCGGTCACCCTCTTTCCATTGATAACTAACAGGATTTAGTGCTAATATTTTTTCTAAATTATTTTCTGTACTTTCTATATTAGTCTTTAGTCTTCTATCAGAAAAACTATAATATGCCACAATATCTGATGCAGTCCTAAATATACCACTAGTCTCTAGTCTTGCTTTAGTAGTACCTGCAATACATAGGTCTAATTTGTGATTAGAATATGTACCAACTTTTCCTGCTGCTTGACCAATATGTGCAAACATTGTAGTTATAATACCATCGCTTACAGATTTAACATCAAGCCTTGCGTGTGAAGATCCTGCTATATTTACCCTAGCATTCCAACTTCCATTATTACTTACACTTCCATGACCATTACCAAATTCATTATAACTATTAGAAAAAGTTTTTGATCCTGTTAAAGTTTCCGATGCTGCTTTGTTAGAATAACTACTTGGAGTAAAGTTCTCTTCTGTCCAGTATGTGTATGGCCCTTTCCAAACCCCTTCTGTTCCTTCTTGTCTTGAGTATTGTGGTGCACCCCAGAATGGTCTAATATCTGTTACATTATAATACGTCTGACCATTACCATGATTAGATATAATATAGTGTGCCCATCCACTTTTATAGTTTGCGAAACCATTTGCTGTTTGTTGGAAAGTTAATTCGTCTGTACCAAAACCTTGTTCTGATAATCCTTTTGCTTGATCAACATGAGATGAATTGACTGCTGCTTGTTTGACATAACCTGCATCTGCATGATTACCCCATCCGTAGGCTGTGTTCCATTGCGATGAGTTACCATGCCCTGTGGTTGTTATTGTACCATCAGTCCATATACCACGACCTAATGCAGTCTTGGTTTTTCCATTATCCATTATTAATAACTGGTGTGCTAACCCTGATTTGGTTTCACCACCTGCATTTGTATGTGAGAATGCCAGTCCATAAAGATTCCCAGGAGTTGTTCCATCATCTTTAACATTATAGGCTACGCCCATAGACCACACGTGTTGAAATCTTGATGCTGAATATAATCCATAAACCCCTCTACCATAGTTATTTGCAACTAGTGCTTTTTGTGTACCCATTGTAATAGTACCAGTAAATGTGTCGTTTGCATTACTAGTTATGTAATTACTATGTGAGTGACCTGCTGCTGCAAATAGATTAGTATCTGAAAGAACAACTTCTTTTTGGTCTGTTTGAGAACCTGCAAATATTTTACCTGTAGTTAAAATTCCACCATCTTGCATTAGATCTAAGTCTACCTTAGTTCTTTCTCCAAAAGATGACCAATTACTGAGATCCCCAGGATCTGTGTCATCTGCAATCCAGTCCTTTATAACCCAACCTGATTCTTGAGCATTTGCTCCAACTATTGCCACAGAACAACTATTAGTTGCACCATCTATATATACTTGTAGTGCTGCACCTGCATAAGTATCATGGTCTTTTATTCTTATGTACCTAAAGTTTGTTCCAGAATATCTTGACTGATTTGTTATGGTTATATCATTTGAAAAGTCTTGACCAAAATGATGTGTTGCACTAAACAATACTGATTGATGATCACTACTTGCTGTATCCCATATTTGAAACTCACCTAATGCTCTATCTCCTGTGTTTGTAGCAATCGTATACCAACCTACTGCTAAATTACTCGCATGATGTCTATCTATGTAACCTCTATTAAAAAAGGTTCTCATTTCAGTTTCAGTAAAATATCTATCATCGTGATTATGAGAAGGTAGAGATTTTAAATACCCTTCGCTTGCGTGATTACCCCAACCATACGCAGTATCCCAATTAGAATCTTTTCTAGTTCCTGCACCAGTACCAGTTGAAGGTTTAGAGTATATACCTTCTTTATACATCAACTTACCATCAGCAAGTATTGTAGTATTGGCTTGGTCAGATCCAATTATAAATGCTGCTCCTGATCCGTATGATGATGTATCAGAGTGTTTAAAGTCTATAACACCATGTTGTGTGGTAGGACTAGCACTCATGTCGCTAAACGAAATTGATGCTCCACCACCATTATCAGTATTTCTTATATTTAATGCGTGTACACCTGCTTTACCTACAGTTATAGTTGTTGCACCTGTTAGCGATCCTCCACCTAATGGTAAATATTTGTTAGCATGGTTACCCCAACCATACGCAGTATCCCAGTTTGATGAATTATTAGTAAGGTTACCAGAGTCCCAAACTTTCTCATTTGTAACATCTTGTCTAGTTATTCCTTCATAACTAGTAACTTTTTCTATTTTCCATCCTGAGTCTAAGTTCATAGAACCAGAATAAAAAGATGGATGTGCTATAACATCTACTGTAATATGACCATAACTCCATGTAGAGTCTACTTCACCTAACAATAAATAATCTTCATCAGCACTTGAACTATATCCAAAGTTTAAGTTTTTATCAGAACTACCCCATTTTTTGACAGACTTATTATACCAACCACTTGTCCAGTCATGTCCTGATGCTGTAAACATGGTATGGGTTTTACCATTATATTCATATACAGTCACCCTCAACACAAGCATTGACCAGTTAGATTTACTATGGAATCCTGGTAAAGTAATTTTTATACCACCAGTCCAGTTGCCTGATTCTGCGTAATGTAATATACTGTTAGCAGATCTATTAGCGACTACAACTGGATCAGAAACATCACCACCAGTAAAAGCACTAGGAATGGATGGTTTGTTTTTTATAAATGAATCACTAGTAGTAGTTGTTTCATTCCAATCTACTTGTACATTCTTTTCAGCATCACTTGGTGCAAGTGTATCTGTTATACCATAGCCAGATATTGTGGTTGGATGATTTAAACTTGTCCAATGCTCGTGCCATCCACCTGAATACCAATTTCCATTAGACCATCCTGTTCTTGTAAATATTTTTTTACCACTATGTGGGTAATATGTCTGTCTAATTCCTTGGCCCTCGTCTTCTGTAACAACAACATGACCATATCTGTAATCTGATGTTTTAGGTGCATTATTGCCCTCAAACTGTGCTCCTGCTGAAGATGCTACACCATAAGTTCCTTGTGATGTTAAAGTATCCCAGTCTGTATCTTTTCCTACAGTTGTTGATCTTGTTTGAAAAACTCCACCTGGTAACTTATCTGTTGCAATAGTATTGGCTGTCGTTAAAGCAGTATTACCTTGAATCAATAAAGGTTTGTTTATGTAGAAACTAGGTCTATCTGTATATATATGACCATGATGCTCATTCATTGCACCTATCTGAACCGTTCCATGAGGTGTTTCTATATCAACTTGATTAGCATCGGTTTTATACAATGCTCCAGTTACATATAAACTAGTGGCTACTTTTAGAGGATGACTAAATTCAAATCTAGAATTTGCATCGTTCCATGCCAAGGTTTGTGCAGAACTAGTGCCTCTGTAAATAGTTAAGCCTGCACCATCAGCACTTGCTTTAGTTCCACCTTTGTTTACTAATATATTTTTATCCTCTACTTCTAGAGTTGCTGCATTAAGAGTAACAGTAGTACCTTCAACAGTTAGGTTACCACCGATAGTAACATCTGATGTACTAACCAATGTTGAGGATGTTATCCCTAAATGCCTTTTTTGTGATGTAGTTTCTGCCATTTTATTTCTTTTTTCCTCTTAAACGCTTTCTTGGTATTTTAAATTTAATTGATGAATCCTTTGCTGCACTATGCATAGTTCCATACATAGCGATCATCTTACCCTTCATCCCTAAATAGTAAGGTGCTTTGTTGCCATGTCCTGTTGCTACTAGTTTTACTCTTAACTTATTTCCAGTTGTAGTAAACACATGAGCAGTATCAGAGTTTTGATTATATGTTTCCCAACTACTTCCATTATTGTTAGAAACATAAAATGTTAATGTGCACCCTGAAGGTATATAGAATTCACCTGAATTTGCTAAAAATGCTAAATCTATATTTGCATCATTGTTTAATGTATATGTTCCAAACTCTACATTCCAATTACCTATTAACTGCTGAGGTTTAGTTGACTCTGGATAAACCATAAATCTATGCCCATCATAAGAATACCCCACATTAACCCAATACTTAGTTCCGTTGGCAGATGACATTAATACCATAGGACATCCATAATCCATCCTTATTGATCTTCCTCTATTATCTGTATCTTCGGTTATATTGTTGTGCCTACCAAACAATGGTGTTTTGTTGTTTTCTTGATCTACCCACCCTCGGTTTCTATTCCAACCTCTATCTGGATGAGTTACTAGATACTCTGGAAACTCAGGATCTTTATTCATAGGAGTTCCTGATGTTTTTTGATACTTATATCCAAACCTAAACAAACTATCTGTTACAACATTGTCAGATGAATTAACACTAATATTTTTAAGTACAGTTGGTGTACCTCCTGTTTGGCATGGCGTAACATCTATAAACACAATTTTAGTGTTAGAGCCTACCCAGAATTGATTCGGCTTAGACATATCAGGAATATGTAATCCCATTTCATATCCATCATCACCCATTCCTGCATCACCTAAATCACACCAAACTAACTGTGGATTATCTGTAGATGCTTTTTCTATCATCATAAAGTTTGCATTGTAATAAGAACAATAAAAAACTCTATCATTTACCTCATCATAAAATAATGTATGTCTATATCCATTCCTGTCATCATTTGCAGTTCCAGGCTTACCATAGTTTTCCCATGTCAATATTTGCTCTACACCTGTTTTTAAATTTCTCCTAGGGTATTTTTGATAATGTCTTGCATCATACTCACCTAAATAAAACCACTCACCTGCACATACTAAACCACTTGTGTAATAAAGACCTGCTGAAGAAAGGTTCATTCCTCCTTCATTTATAAATCTTTGTGGGTTAGCGTGAGTTGGTCTAGGATCTTTTACAAATGTTGTTCCACCATTCATACAACCACTATAATCAAATGTTGTGTATCCATCAACATTGTATGTCATTTGTACACCTATCTTGTTTATAGTGTCTATTGCTACAGACTGCATATGGTTATATGTGATGCTTGTGTCTCTATAAAGAAAGTTATTGTCGTGAAATATTTTAGTAAGAGATCCATCGTTATTTAGTCTTCTGACGGCAAATCCATCACCCCAACCTGCTGTAAATAATAAATCACCATCAACCTCGTAACCATTAGGGAAACCAATTACCCTGTCTCCACCATCATACTCTCCAGAACTACTATTAGTAACGGTGTTGTTATATCCACCTTTAAAAACAGGTAGTATTGCATTCTGACCATTATAATCATTCATCCCTGCACCATGGATGTCCAAGATATTTCCTCTTTCTATGTTGACTGATTTAAACACTTAATTCTTTTATTTTTTCTGTTGCCTCTTGTATTTCAGATTTTATCAATTTTATATGATAATCGTCTGGTAACTCTCTATTTATTTCTAATTCTAAATCTTTTTCTCTTTGACCTAAAACCCACTTCCAATATGTTAAGTTTTCTCCTTTCATTACGATACTTCAATTTCTACCCAAAACTTATTAAACTTAGAATCACTTGATGCTATCATATGACTCAGTCTTTTACCTGAATATATTAATGTCGCATTATTTCTACCTAAAGAGCCTTCTACATCATGGCTGTCATGATATAATTTATAATTTTTTACAAACCTTGTATTGGAAGATGGCTCATCCCATTGAACATAAAATGCCTCGTTCATTGGAATTACACTAACATTTGTTGGCTCAAGAGTTCCTGCATCATAAGTTTGAGATGTAGTTGATGCATCAGAGTAAACCCCATTCTTAACAGCATAAACCCTATAATCTATTTTACCTTCTAAATCAAAAGAGGAATCTATAATAGACATAGTTGCTGAAAAGTCTTCTGGAGGAATAACAGATATTAATCCAAAATCAGATCCTACTACTGAACTAAACACTAAGTATTGATCAATGTTTGATGTGGTTGATGCTGTTATTGTTACCTCAATAGTGTCGTTTACTATTTTAGATGTTATTTCAGGTTTTGTAGGTTTTGATCTTGATACATATCCTGCTGCTGCGTGATCTCCCCATCCGTATGCTGTATCCCAGTTACTTTTGGTAGTGGAGTTAAAGTCTCCTGTAGTCCAAACATCTACATAGTTTGAATAAGCATCTGTTGAACCAAAACCTTGCTGCCAGATCCTCATTCCGATACCACCTTTCTTAAACATTACCAAGTTGTCATTACCTCCTGAAGAGTCGGTATAACTTCTTAAATGTAAAAAGTCTGCGTATGGTGCTTTGTTATCATTAGTCCATGAGGTGAATCCAAACTTTAATCTACCTGCTGTTTCTTCAGAAGGACTGATTACTCTGTTATCTGACCTAAGTAGAGTTCCTGAGTATCCTGATACATTAGTAACAGATTTTATATATCCTGCACTTGAGTGGTCACCCCAACCATAGGCTGTTTGCCAATTTTGTATTCTGGTGCTATCTACAAAATGAGTAGACTGAGCAGTCGGATAAAGTTTTCCTGGGAATGTAGTATCACCTGTGTTAGAGAATTTCCAGGTCTTTCTTGCAGCCCATCCTCCAGTTAAATTATCTGGGAAAGCGTACACTTCCATACCACCTTCAGCACCTATATATACAGTCTCGTTTGCATTATTAATATTGGAATTTAATGTCCCTGATGTATCACCACCTGCAATAATTATTGAATCATCATGACCAATAGTTATTCCACCATTTGCTGTGGTTCTTTTAAGTATTACTTGACCATCTACCTGCAATATATCTCCAGTATCTGGAGTAAAATTAATTACACCTGATATACCATTACCTCTATTACGAACATCTTCTAGTGTTGATGATTCTGTGTATGATTTTAAATACCCTCCATTAGCATGGTTACCCCAACCATGAGCAGTAACACCCTTAGAAACATCGCTTGTAGAAAAGTTATCTGTTGTATGAACTTGTGCCCAGTCTGATTGCCAAGCACCACTTCTTTTATTTCTTATATGGATTTCTCTTTGATGAAAGTCCTCATACATCTGAACTGCCCAATCTCCTGAATCCCAATACTTAGTGGTTAACAACCCATCGGATGCTCCTGTAGGCTTATCTGTAGACTCACTAACATCCCAAATATGAATTCCTGACTGATTTATTGTATCAGCATTGGCTTTAAGTCTAGCATTTAATTTTAAATACCTGCCATCATGATTATGAACTGATGGAGTAAAAGATGTAGGAACATCTGTTAGAGATGTATATTTTCCATCAAAAGAACTTGAACCATATCCTGCACTTGCATGGTCACCCCATCCGTATGCTTTGTCCCAGTTATCAGAATTATATCCAGTTGCTGAAAGTATTCCTTGAAATGTTCCATTACCACTTTCATCTACTCTAAATAATTCAGAATTAGAACCAGTAGAAACTATAAATATTCTATCTGTTTGATTGCTATCTGAATCTATATTTAACCTAATAGATCCATTAGATTTAATTATTTCATTTGAAGAGCCAGTAAGAATTAAATTACCTGCCACACTTATATCACCTCCAAATGCTCCACCATTTGCTTTAGATACAAAATCTGTAGGTGTGCTTGGGATATCGCTTGTTAAAGCAATAGTGCCAGATCCTGAAGGTATTGTGTGACTGTTAAGTGTGCCATTTACAGTTAAAGCACCATACATAGTTCCACCTGCTCTTGGCATCATTGTTTCTGACCAAAGCCTAGAATCATAATTGTATGCCCATATATGGCAAACTCTTACATTATTGTTTGGATCATCAAGAGTAATTCTAAATTTATCAGTACCTCCTGCACTATTTCCTGGAATGTTTGTGTAAACATCTTCATGGGCATTATTAGTTAAATCAATACAAGTAACCCAAGCACCATTGCTATGTGCCTCTATTTTTACTTTTTTACATCTCCATGTTGAATTACCAAAACCAATACCCACATAAGCACCATACCTTAATACTCTTGGTATAACAACTTCAATTACTACAGGTGCTTTATCAAAGTCTGATGTTGGAATACCTGTAAATGCAGCAGTTCCATCAAACATTTTATCAACCTCTGCATCTGTAAAACTAGTATTAGTTGCTGTTACTGATCCACCTCTAAGTCTGAGGTTTGCTAGGTCGTTTGCTAAGTAAGCATTTACAATTGTTCTACCTTCTGAATGGTGTCCTGCAAAATAATCATCTCCACCTTGCCAGGTTTTAACTAAATATCTTCCGTCTAAATCTACTGTTCGATTTGTAGCACCTTTGACATTTATAGTTAATACACCATTACTTGTGTCAAACGTAACACCTTGTGTATAAAAATTTTCTGCTGAGGTTAAATAACCTGCACTTGCATGGTCACCCCAACTATATGCCTTATTCCAGTTACTGGATTTATCAACTCCCTCTGAGTCTTTAATTGCTCCATCTACCTGTAAATCACCTGATACATCTAGTGAGTGTAGAAATTCTATAGCCATGCCTTATGTTTTTATTAGACAGCAGCCGATATAATATTTACTGTAATACTGTCCTGTGTTTGATTCTTTGCAAAACTAACTTTGACTGTGTCCTTGTCTATAATACTAACTTCTGCCATTACTTGCTTACCACTTCTTACGCACATTACAATCACATTCTGGGTATTTAAATTATGTGCTACATTAAATGTGTTTGCTGCTGTTGAAGGGCCAGTAGTGTTATAAGCCTTGTTCTTTACTGTATCTAGTGCGATTGATACATCTGCTGCATTAGTAACAGTTCCAGAACCTGTAACGTCACCTGTTAATGTAATTGTAAAATCATCAACATCGAAATCTAAATTCTTGTTAGTAGAATCATAAGAAACTGAAATACCACTTTCGGTATTATTAGAAACCATTCCACCTACAAGTGCCTTGATTGCATCATTAGATGGAACATCACTAGTTAAAGCAATTGTACCATCATCATCTGGTAAAGAAATCTTTCTGTTTGCAGTTGGTTCTACAATTTCTAATGTAGTGGTTGTGCCATCTACTTTTGAGCCTTCAAATATAAATGCATTTTGGACATTTACTTGTGTTTGATTTACTGTAGTTGTAGTTCCTTCAACTGATAAATTACCCTTAACAGTAACGTCTGATGTTGCTTCAATTTTACCAAACTTTACGTTGCTAGTTGTTGCAACTGCCTGTCCAATTGAAAACTCACCAGAACTACTCATAGTAACACCAGTTCCTCCACTTAGATAAGACTGTACGTCTGAATCTGCATATTGAGTAATATCAGATTGTATTGTTCCATCTGTTTTAAGAGTAATTCCAGTCCCACCTGAAAGATGTGCTAGAACTTCTGACTGACTTGGGCCTGTGTATGTGAATACCCCTGTAGCATCGTCAAAAGTAAATGATCCATCGCCACCTGCATCGGTAGCAGAAAACATTTTTCTAATGTCTGTTGATGACAACTCTCCTAAAGTAATCCATGTAGAACCATCATAGAACTTAAACTTGTTGTCTGTTGATTGAAATACTACCTGACCTTTTACACCAGTTAACTTATCAAAGTTTGTTTTCGACATATTGTCAAGAACAACACTTTTAATCTGGTTCTCATTCAGGTTAATATGATGTAAAAAATCTATAGCCATAATTTTTTTTTAATTTAAGTAAACCTTCCCAGAGGTTGTACTTGTGAATGTTATTTTAATAATGTTCAAATTTACATATTCTACAGCACCATACACAATATTTTCATAGTCGTCAACAAGTGTAACAGTTGGTTTCTTATTTAAACTATGAACTATCTCCCATTCTAACCCTGGAGTTGGAAAAGTTTTCTCATAAGTCTCAAAGGGATTGTATCGTGGAATATTACTAATAGATGCATAATCTACTGGTGGTGCGTATATTTTAATATCTACTGATCCTATTACAGAATTAGTGTGTTCTCTTGGTACGTTTTTTCTTATAATATCAAGGATGTCTCTTAATATTTCTGTTGTGTCTTGACCAAGTTTAGAGTTATTAATTCTATCAACAAGGTGTTTATGGCTTGATATAACAAACTCATAATCTTTTTTATAACCATTGTAAAGGTTTGAATTGTAACCCTCATAGGTTTCCATTAAATTTCTTAATGTATCAAAATAAGACAACATCTCTATTCGAGTAGGAACAGTATACACATGAATTGTTTCTGTTTTTAATGCCTTTACTTTTACTGTAAACCAAGAATAAGTTGCGTGTACATGATCAACCTCAACCTCTAATGTGTTAGAATATTGGGTGTCATAATAATTACCATTGCTATCTACTATATTATGAGTTCTGTCTACAAGTTCATTATCTGTAGAACTCTTATTAGGTATTGTTGATTCAGATATAGAATTACTAGTAGAGAAAGTTCTTGTTATTTTTGTGGCATTGTAGTTTGTCACAGTATAATTTGGGGTAGTATCTATTATTTTTACTTCTGGAGTAAATTCATTAATCTCCTGACTAGTGGTTAGTGTTATGTAACTAAAATCAAAATCAATTGTTTTTGTTACAACTACTGGAGTTGTACCTGTGCCCACAGATAAAGCGTATTCTATTTTATAAGAACCTTCAGATACTTTACCATCATTAGGAGATAAAGGCAATAACCACTCAAACGTATTGAGTGAATTGTCAATATCTACGCCTTCATCATAATCTCTAATAATTCCATCTGGCCTGGTTATTTTAATTCTTATCTCTAAACCTGCATTACTTCCTGTATAGGTAGAGTTATCCGTTACCAACATTTTAGGAGATGAGGTAAGGTCAAATTGTACGCTATAATCTATCGAGACTTCTGTTGTCCCATTTTTGAATGTGCCCATATTTCTAGAAAAAAAAAGTCGACCTTAGCAATAATTACCTTGGCCGACTTTCAAAACAAACCAACAACAAATTATTTAAGCAATTTTACGACTTCTTGGTAAACTGATTCCCCATTTTTGTTACTCAAAACAAAGTTGGTGAACCCCTGCAAATAACTTGATTTGGAAGATCTTGGTACTGTTACGATTGTCTCGCCTGTTCCTACCCATAAGAAGGAACTAGTTTTCTTATCGAACTCAATAATCTTTTTATCAATTGCTAATTTACAATTGGCCTGAATAGATTTATTTTTATCCTTACTAAGTTTTATAAATCCTTTAGGATCTTTTTCAGCCATCACCTCAATTTCATCTCTAAGAATAGACATATCTCTTGTAGCATCTTTATTCATTGATGAAATAAATTCTCTCACTTCTGCTGCACTTAATTCTGCTGCAACATTCATTGCATCTCTTCTAAGTGTTCTTTGATCTCTGGATTCTTTTGCTGTCTTAGCAGGTTCTATAAGTTCAAACAAAGGAACTACTGATGTATCCCTGTTTGGATTTGACTTGTTATAGTTAGATAACATTAAGTATTGAAAGATTTCTCTATCTCCTGTTTTATTCCCTCTTAGTAACATTTTACCTTGAGTTCTTTTACTAAAAGCAACAGGTTCAATAATTGGCTTACCACCAACGCCTAGTGCTTTAATATTTGCTATATCTATATACTCGTCATTTTGTTGATCGTAAACCCTGTCTACTTCAGGCATAAAAGCCATTGAAGGCATGATTACCTGTCCTTTGTTATTAGGATCTGGTTTTACGTTTAAGTATTGAAAAACCTTCACTTCATCTCTTTTGAGTTGTGGAGGGTTTTTGTAATTGTTATATTCTTTTGTTTTAATCATAATAAGTTGTTTTTTAAAAAAAAGAGGGGAGGGTTAACTCCCCCCTTCTAAGGTTTATAAAAGATTCTTAGAATCCTGTAACAAGTGCACAATGCTCTTTACCTAAAACTTCAAGTCCCATAATGGCTTGATAGTTTACGTCTAGAATTGCATCAGCACTAGTTGGAGTTGGTGCTAAACCACCTGTAAGAGTTTCTCTGAAAGAAAAGTTGTTTCCATCTCCTTCTAAGTAACGTACTTGTAAGTAGTCTTGCGATCCACCACCACCTGCTGTTTTAACTTGACCAGTTGGTACAAGGTAAATTTCACCAGATCCAGTAACTGTAGAACCTAATTCATTGTGATCAAGAATTGACATTTGTTTCTTGTTCCAAGTTCTTCCGTATAGGCTAAACTTGTCAATACCTAAGTCAATTTCCTTACCATCTACATTGAATCTTGCTCCAGTTAAACCACCATTTAGGTTGTTTAAAGCATCATCAATTTTGATATTAGCACTAGTACCAACCCACATCCAGTAATCTTTTGGTGCTCTTGCTTTGTTTAAAGCAGCAGTAAGATTAGATAGTGTAGCCAATACTGATGTAGCGTATCCGTAAGGAGATCCTGATGTTAGGATACCACCTGCCTTCAACTCTTCTCTAAGACCATTAGTAGTCTGAACAGCGTTTCCACCAATGTTCATGTCACCTACAGATGCTCCTGCGTAGAAATCACCTGATCCTTTACCAAACATTAAAGCGTTAGAGATATCACCTCTAAATCTTTGTAGTGCCTCGTAAGTTCCTTTGTACATGAAATAAGGCTTACCTTTATACTCAACAGTCACTTTAGATGCTTTAGCAACATCAGAGATTCTGTATTTGTTTTTAAAGATTTGTACTCTGTTTGACTGCTTAGTCAATCCGTACTTGATTGGATCTGGAGAACCAGAACCTTCACCTTGTGCGTTAGAGAAAACAACAAATTTGTCTCCACTTGCATCATAGTCAGTTGCAACACCTGCACCATCAACTGGTACAAAAGTGATACCTGCTGTAGCATCAATTGCTGTAATCAAATAGATGTTTCCTGAAACACCCATCATCAAGTCACCAACTCTTGCATTTCCTGTTGAAGAGCAAGTAATGTCAGACTGCTTGCCTGTACCTGATCCTGCCTCAGAAATTGTTACTGTATTGTCCTTGTATAATGCCTCGTTTACGAATGCATGGTATACAGGCTGTGAACATGGCTTTAGTTTTCCTAATGCCTGCATAACGTCAAGGAACGAGTCCTCTTCGTTTTGTACGTCTAAGAC